ACGACCAGACCCACTTCCAACAGATTCTCTCGATTCAGTTATATTTGTTTCAACTCTTACAAGCCTTGGAATTTGATCTCTAGCGCCAATAACAGATCGCGGATTATTGTACTTTATTCCATCCATATAAACCTTTGCTAATCCATTAATAACTAGTTCCCAGTTGAGAGTAATTGGACTTCCATCCTCATAGTACTCATCCCAAGAAATTATTGGCCATTCAGATGCTTTTTGATACATCTGATTTGTCAAAAGAATATTCATCAAAATATTGAAGTTCCTTATTTCAACTTCAGATAATTGCGAATCACCAGAAGCTAATGGATCCTCCTGACCAGTTGCTGAGAAATGCTCTAGTAAGTCAGACATTGAATCCAGTGCGGCATACAGTTGCTTAAAATAGACAAAAGATGGAGATTCTGGATATAACATCTTTTTAACATCCTGCTTTATTGTCTCATTAAAATCTTGAACAAACTGATTATTCCTCTGCCTTAAGAATAAACCTCTTAATTCATTATATAGTTTATCATAAGTATTTGAACTAACTCTGCAAAATACTGTAGACATATATCTATCTTCTGAATATGTTTGACCAGAACTCTTATATGCTATAGCATAATTTTCTGGTCTGTTTTGTTCTGAACCTGGCTCGTACGCATCTTCTACTGGTATCACCATAGAGGGATCTTTTGGATTTGTTCTCAAAACGATAAGTTTACCCTTCACTGCTTCTTGAACAAATCTTAATGCTTTTCCAGCAGAAGAATTTTCGTTGACTATAGCTGTTTTAAAAGAATCTGTTCCTGTAGCAGCACCAACGTTCATCTTTGCCAATTCAGATGTGTCTATTCCTTCAAATCTGACTGTATATCTGATTGGATTTGATGTTCCAGAACTCAATATGTCTTCTACTTCAAATGTATCACCGTCTTTAACGTGAACAACTTTTACAATTGATTTAAAATATTCATTTAAGGCTGTTTTCTCTGGACCTATTCCAGAATATTTTAATATTTGAGAATGAACAATGGCATTCTCTAAACTAATATAACGAACAAGATTGCCTATTTCCTTTTCTTTCCAGCCAAAACTCTTGAAGATATCATCTGCTCTAATATACATGTTGCCCTCTGATGATCTGACAAAAGATCTTGTACCGAGAATTCCAGGAAGAAGTTTCTTTGAATGATATCTACCAACCACCATTCCTTGATTAAAAGAAAGCCCTGCATCCATCGGCTGACCATTCTTATTTAGGTATTGAATATAGCAACCGTGTTGATCAAGTACATTGTCCCTGATCTTTTTCCATCCACCCCACACACCATCACTAGCAAGAGCCATCACTCCAGCTGTAACTCCAGTTCGAAAAGCCCCACTTGCCAACGCTGAAGTTGCTGCTGCAGCTGCAGGAGCACCCGCTCCCATTGTTAGAATTCCAACAGCAGCTGTCACGCCAACGGTTATTGCAGGCATGCCTAGTGCAGAAAACACTGCCATCCCCATAGATCCATGCTGTTTACCAGTATTTTGTCTTATTAAGGCTTCCATTCTTTGCTTTGTATCTGGAATTGATTCTGCTAATTGATTTGCAACAATATCTTTGACAAGTGCAGAATGTCCATGAGTATACTGAACTGCTCCAGTTAACTGTGTTCTCAATCCTTCTGATATCTTGTTGAGAGAAACGTCTCCGTTTGTTGTTAAGATGTTATTATTTGAAGCTGCAGATAACATGAGTCTTGTATTATTTCTTAAGTCCTGCATACTAAAATGAGATGCGATCCAAGAAGACATGAACCATCTTGATGGATCATTTACGGATACAAATGCGTTTGGAGTTATAGATGTAACAAATCCCATTTGTGGAGTGAAGTGATGTACAACTTGTTCTACTTCAAAAATTCCGTACATTCTTTCGTAAACATCAGCTAAATAAACCAAGTCAAATGGTCTTATGTCGGCATTACCGATAATAAGAAGTTCTCCACCATATATATCTTTAAGTGATTCTCTTAGATAAGAGAGTGCTACTCTTTTTGCGGTAATTTCATCTGGTTCTCCAGCTGCGCTCTTTGCTATTCCTCTAATTGTTTCCAGAGGATGCATAAGGGGATGTAAAAATCCGGTTATTCCAGAACCCTTTAGATTATCAAAATAAATACCAGTCTCTACTGTTTTCTCAACTTGTCTTTCTGGCGGAGCAGCTTTGTCTAAAGCCACAGTAACTGGATATTTCCCATCTGATACAGCAGTAATTTGAGTTGCAACTCCTCCAATATTTTCTTTAATATTATTAGAAATAATGTGAGAGAAAGAACTGATATAATGCATTCTTTGAAACGGCTCTCTTACTTCTACAACTGGTTCGCCATACTCTCTTGTAAATGGATTGTCTACTGCTCTAAGAAGAGAGCCAGGTCTACCAAGAGAATAATAAATTGAATCATTATATGCTTTATTGAGTATGTTAGCCTGTTGAGTAAAATTCTCCAACTGAGAAAGACCATATCCAAGTTGTTGCATGGATATCTGGAACATGTTTAATAGGCCGCCTAGCGAAGACTTAAAAGCTGAAAATATTGGGCCTATATTTCTATCCCAGAAAGAACCAAGGTCTGATTTTAATCCAGTAAGATAATTTGTTGCACTATTTCCTTCTTTTGCATTCTTCTGCAAAAGTTTTTTAAATGCGTTATCATCACTGGCATAGTTCACATTGTAGTCAATAAAAGCCTGCCATATTTTATCTACTGGTCTAAAACTCCATGCTTCCTCATGATCTATTGAAAGTTCTGCAGCGGCTCCAGCTGCAATTGAAAGACCAGCAGTAAATGGTGCAGCAAGAAGGCCAAGACCAAAAGCTCCACCTTCCTTTTTTCTGTCTGGTCTTAGCACTAACCATGCTCTTGAGTATGGATCAGACCACATTTTTTGTCTAAAAATTCCAACCATAAAAAGGAATAATTGTTTTGGACTCTTTATTTGAGATAAATAATCATCAATGTCTTCTTCAGTTATATCACTGATAGCTTCTGGATTTCGAAATCTCATTGCATCCCATTTTTTATTAACAGAATTAGTTTCAGCAGATGAGTATTTCGATTGAATCTCTTGTGTAGTTACGTCAGTCGAGGTTGCATTTGACACTGCAGATTTATATTCTTTTTGTTGTTCTTTCTTATTGTAGTTATATAGATAGGTATATTGTCTGACCATATTTCTTATATTAGAAACTTTTTTGTATATTAAAAAATTGAAGGTGTCTGTAAGGCCCTTCTCTTCATTCAAGATTGGTTTTTCTGACTCGTTGTATCCATCGAATCCAGCATTAATGTATTCTTTAACAGCTATATCAACTACTTCTTTTCTCTGCTGTGGATCTCTACTGCCTTCAAACCAGTCTGGTCCAAGTATTGCTGAAAAATCTCTTGTTGAGTTAGAGATTAAATAGTCATCAATTGTTTTTTTTGACTTTGAAGTAATAATACTAAAAAGTGGATCAGATGATTCTGAATCATCATCTGGATCTAGATTATACATTTGCTGCCATATATTTTTTACAGAATCATAATTGTGATAGCCAGTTCTAAACTGGTCCCATATTCCTTGGGCTTGACCAATTGTTCTGCCATTGCCAGCAATTACTTTTATTTCTGAATCAAACTTTTCATCAAAAAATGCTCTAGCCTGTATTGATACAGGATTATCTGCTGTATATACAGCGGCAAATTGCTCCCTATAATTACCAGCATTCTTAGCATCTGCGTCTTTTTCTAGAATATCTTTTAGATTATCTTGCTCTAGATTTGAAAGATTATCATCAAAAATTTCAGAGAAGTAAGCTTTATAATTTCCACCATTATTCTGATCTCTCTTAAGAGCATCAGATGATCTGAGAAATAGTGACTCATCTGGAGTATAGATGAAAGACGGTCTTAGTCCTCCTCTTATCCCAGATCTAGTTTCACCTACAAATTCTCCCGCAACTGCAACAAGATCTCCCTCTTCCAGAGTTTGAAGATCTGTTTTCCCTTCTTTTCTATATACGCCAAATCCTATTAAGTTTGGCTGATAGCTCCCAAATGGACCAGTAGGAGTTCTTCTGCTTGCGCTAAATTCTTGAACAGGATTGACTGCAGTGGTCACTACTCCTAATGGAACTGAGTCAGAAACAAAAGTGAAATAACACTCAGGTTGACCAAGAGTAGATGGATCTCCCATTTTTTCTTTAAAGTCAGCTGTAGTCTTCATTGGAATAGTATCTAGAATGTCTTCATTGTCTGAAACTTCACCAAATGGATCTGAGCCACTAAGAGGAAAATTAATTTTTCCTTCATCGTTTATAATAATTTCTTCTAAGAAATACGCAGCGTCTGGAGATACTATTGCATCTACATCTATATTCTCTCCCCACATAAAATATGCAGGAGCGCAAACAACTGCTCTTTTAGTGTTTGGATTATATACTAAGACTTTTCTTCTCTTATAGTCTGATACGTTACCATACAAATCGCTATCGCTAAAGCCATATCTTTTCTTAAACATTTCTCTCATTTTACTATTGTCTTCGCCTGCTTTATAGGGCCATCTCATAGCAATATAGAATTGTTCGTGTTCTGCGTCTATTGGCATGCCCCACTCTTGAAAATCAAGACGTTGTTTCTCATCTGAAATATATGCGTCTTCATAAGCTGGGTCTAAATCTTGATAGACTTCAGAATAGCCTTTCGTAAAAGATATTTTTGCTTCTGATTCACCCTGGGAATTTTTATTATACGATATACTAGTTCCCTCTGAACCTTGTATAAATACTGGTAGCGGCATTGTTACTAGCAAGCTTGCCTCTACTCCAGATCTGGTAGTACTAGGTCTTAGTCCTGATGGATCGAATGCAGCGCTTTGTGCAGTAAAATAATCTCCACCTATTAATTTTAACTTTGATGCAAATGAAAAATTAAAGTCTAGAGACTTTTCATCACCTTTAGTTGTAACAAGAGATGTGTCTTTTCCATCACCTTTTTGATCAATCATCTGTTTTTCAATCAATGCAACGTCTACAATATTCGACATTGATCTTTGAATGTCATCTATATCTTCTATTCTTAGAATTTTATCTAAGTCAAGAGAAGGAAGAGTTCCACTTATTCTATCGGTAAAAAACGGATAACTATATCTGATAGGAAGCTGTGGAACCTGTTTGTGATCATCTTGAATTTCTCTTACAATACCACCAGAACCAAAAGGTAAGTGAAAACCAACTTGTACTTTACCTTTATTTTTAGGAAGCACTGAAACAACTTCTACATTTCCAGTATCTTTAAATAAATTTATTCTTGAGTAATACTTTAATCTTTCTGGATCTTCAAGATCTATTACCGTACCACCAAGTCCTCCAGAAGAAGATTCAGCACTGGGTTTAAAAATTCCTCCGTACTCTGACATGTCCTTTGCAAAAGAAGCTAATGTATCAGACATTGGAGACTCTTTAAGCTGCAGAGCGGCTGCAGCATCTCCTAGTGGAGATGTTTCTTTATTAATAGAATTAAGTATTGACTTGAGATCATCATCAGCTTTAATGTAACCTGGAATATTAACTCCATCTTTTTGCGCTTGCTCTTCTGATGGGAAGCCAGTTGAAATCGGAACTACACCAGATGTATACAGCCAATGTGGTTTTCCATAAAATATTGTTGATCTATCTTCAAATGGTCTAACTGCAACTATATAGTTTGGAAGAAGTCTTGCACATAGCTGAAACATATCCCATACTGATCTCATGTAGGTTTGTGCTCTAAATGAAACTTCATCATAAATATCATCATCTGTATTATTTAATAGTCCCATAGTCGAAAACAGATTCTTGAATCCTCTGCCCGATAGAGTTTTTAAAAGCTTAGTTCCTAAAATAGCTCCACCTGTAGCCATTCCTATTGGTCCGTGCATATCTGGCAAGTGATACGGCAAGTGTACTAGTGGCCAAACCATTACTAGTTCCTGCAGCCTTTTTATCTTCTGGAACAGAATATAAGCCTTTTTGTCTGGCTTCTAGAGCTGCTGATGCATCAGGATTATTTGGAGCTGATTGAATTAAATTGCTCCATGTAGATCCAGACAGTCTATCTAGATATCCAAATTTTTCATCTAGCACCTTACTTTCATCGATTGATGCCAGTGTTGCCCATCCATCATCAAGGTCCCCACCAAGGAATTGTGCTACACCTATTCCATTACCTGGATATATATTTCTTTTAAATATTTCAAGATCTCTTTGAGTGCTAAAATTTGCCCAGAGAGTTTGCATAGCAGCAACTACCGGAGTTCTAACTGACCCACCTGCTGACTGCATTCCACGAAAATCAGTAATTGATCTGTCTGGAACAAGAGAATTAACACCAGGAACATTATTTAATAATCCAGTTGCTCCACCTGTGACTATGTTTGCTGCGCTATTCCATGCTAAACCAACAGTGCCTGTTATGGGATTGTTTCCTACTGCATTGAATGCATTAGTTACACTTTGTTTTAACATCTGTGATCTTTGCGCTTCCGCTTCTGTTAGTGGAGCATAAAGTATTGAACCAAAGTGTCTAATTCCAAATTTGTTTTCAGAAAAAACAGCTCCTCTGGTAGCATGTGCAAATGCTTCCCTGGTCCTAGAAGAGCCCATTGAAAGAAGTCTAATCATAAGGTCTCTAGGTTCTGACATCCAAAGACCAGTATTAATACCTCCGTCTATTTTGCCTGAATCACCTTTTTTGTTTGTTGAGTTGATAATCGGACTAAGCTCTATTGCGTCTGACTGAGCAACAATTGTAATAATCTCACCATGATCGACTTCAGTCACAATGCCATTAAATACAGTTTGAAGAGAATTTGGATTTGATCCATACCCAGCCCTTAGATGAACTCTAACTCCAGGCTTCATTCTCATATTTTGTATTTCAACCACATAAGAAGAATTCATGTGAGATCTTAAGTTAAGGGATCTAGTTATTAATTTATCTACAATTCTTAAAGTGCCCTCTCTTATGCCTTCTTGAATTCGCGATTTATCTACATTATATATTTCGCCATTATTAATCAATGAAGTAAGAGTTTTTTCTGGCTTGCTCAATTTTGAGTAAGTATTGGAAATCCTCAGCACTAGTGTGTCGCCAAGTAGATCTTCTGATTGAACAATAGAAAAATCTATAACAGACTGTAAACCATAGAAATTATCAAATAGTTTTACTCCAGCAAAAAAATTAGAATCATCTATGAGCCACAACATATATGTTGGAAATGCTCTTAGCATTCTTCCAGATATATCTCTATACTGAGAGTCCATCATCATTTTTTGCCAATGATTTCCAACGCTTTGATTTTTTCCAGAAGCATTCACGGATTGCATTTTGCTTTCTGAAGTTCCGTATGCGTTCATGTAGCTATCTAGCGACTTTGCTCCAGGAATTCCAGTATGAACGTCCTGCTTTTCTCTATCAGGACAAGAGGTATCAGATATCTTCATCGTCTGATTACCAGTTATTTTTCCGTTAATGTTTCTTCTAATATTATCTTCTGCTATGTAGAATCTTCCATCATGAGTATCGGAATGACCAAATATATATCCACCATCTGGAGTCTGATAAATTGCCGGTATCTTACCAAGTTCATTTGAATCAGCCGCTGGTATGTAATGCATGATTCCAAAATGCTGCGAATCATCTGGATCAAAAGATGGCCTTGGATTCTTGTCGTTTTCCTTGATGCTGTCCTGTACAAGTTTATTAAATGCTTGTACTTGTTTTTCTACTCCACCAAGAATCTCAGATACATTAAGATTTCCGTACTTTGTCTTAAACTCTAAATCTTCAAAATTATATAGAATATCAGAATCATCTCTAAAGTTTTCAATCATATCCTTCCATATTGTTGGATATTTATTAACTATATTTTGATCCCTAGAAAGACCCTGCTGTTCAATTATAGTATCATTTTGAGAGTCGTAAATTGCAACTCTAAATAGTTTCATGGCCTCGTATGGATTTACTCCCATCTCTTTTAAGAGATAGTTTTTTACCTGTTCCATATCTCCGTTGCTAGAAATGAGAATTTCTTTTATCGAATTGACAATAGCTACAAAGTTTTCTTTTGATTGAATAGTTTCAGCTAACTTAGAAGTACTTTCCTGATCTATCTCAGGAATACTAAATTGATCTGGTTCAAGCACATTATTAATTACATCATTATCAAACATTTCAAATGATCTAAAGTAAAAGTCTGGATCTAAAGATCCTACATGATCATTAGTGTCTGGATCTTTAATAGACAACGGCATATCTGGATATGTATTTATCATTGACCATCTTTGCTTCAGCCTGAGAAAAGGATTCCTCTTTGTTCCAAATTCCTTAATGAGAGCAATCTGTGATTCAGAACTAATATTCTCTCTCTTTTGCTGGAATATATCAAAATCAACAAAGCCAAGTCTTACATTGTAGACGTGTGGATAACCAGGAATTGTATCGACATTATAAGATACTGGAAGAACATATTTGATTCCACAAAGAGCAGTAAGAATGTTTTTAATTCCCATGAAACCTATGACTCCAGCTGCCTGCTCTAGTCTTGCAAGTCCGCTTAAAAAGTCAAACATTCTTGTTAATTTAGCTAATTCTTTTTCACCAAAAACAGTCAATGACATATTAATAAAAGAATCATTACAACCTATATACTGAAATGTAGGTTCATCTTGCATCTGTAGTTGCATCTTTGCCATATTATTAGACAATGTAACTGCAACATTAGTTACAATAACTGATTTTTCATCTAGAGAAACTTTCATCATGGGAACTGCCCACTCTTTTATTGTAAAACTTCCTCCAGTTTTAGCTGCATGAGCATCGAATATTTCTTTTATTCCCTCATCGCTGTAAAAGTTTTCATACAAAGAAACATGAAATGCATCAACGTATCGTCTTTCAACTTTTGCCTTAGTCTGTTTCCAAACTGCTGAATTTTGATCAGTGACTGGAGGAACTAGTTTTAAGCATTCTTCTTTAGTTGCTTCCTGTATTTGGTATTCAAGATATCCTTTGGGCATCTTAGCAAAAGTATATATTTCATATTTATCTTGCTTTAACTTATTGGTTAGTTCAGGACTCAATTGACCAGGAACCTGAACAGACGGATCATCTGGAGACTTTTTGGTCTTGATATAATCAATAACTTTTGGATTGGTTATATTATTATTTGATATATAATCTATTGCTAATGCATCATATACTTTGTCGTATATAGTTGAGCTATTTGATCCAGCTAGTGCTACTTGAACAATTTTTTCTGCGACTTTTTTATCTGACATAGTAAATTGACTAGACCTACTCAAATCTACAACTGTATCCAAACTTCTATATAGTGCAGCTTCTGCTATATCAATTCCGATTTTTTTAAGAATTCCTTCCCAGAAAGCTCTACCAAGATCTGTTAAGTTTCTTTCTTCATCTGTTCTAAATGCAGATACGTCTGGTGATGTAAACTTAGATTGTATTTGTTTTGGAATATAAAATTGAACATTGTTTCCATCAGTCCATTGCTTGTATATATTTGTTACAAGCTGGCCAGACAAAGAACCAACGTTATCATCTTTTACTATTGTTGCTCCTGGACCATTAATTGATATGACAGAAGAAAGTTTCTCTTCTTTTGAAGCGTCGTAGCTATCTGATGAAATTTCATCATCCGTTAAAAGGAACTCTTCATTTGCTGAATCAGCTATAGCATTAGCGGCTCTTCCCATGTAGAATCTATATCTTGACCAATCCACTGCCTGATTAAAGTCACTCAACATAGGGAGAAATGGCTTATGGTTAAACACCTTTAATTCTAGATCAACAGAGACAGCAAATGGAAAGTTAGGAATTGTAGAAACTGACATTGAAGAAAGAGCAACACCAGTAATATTAAATACAGAATTAAGATAGTGATTTCTAATTGGCAGAATTGGAGCATACTTGAATGAAGCTATTAATCCCCTGAGTGAAGAAAGAAATTTATCTATTTTTTCTTGTTGATTTGGATCAAGAAAATCTGTCTTAATATCGACGTTAAACTTCGATCCCAAATTCATTTGTGCAGCATCTTTTGCGGTAATGCCCCAGATCTCTTCATAGTTTGGAAAGAATAGTTTTAAAACTATGGTTGTTTCTTTATACCCAGCATTGAACTTTGGTGATGATTTTTGTCTAATTGCTCCACCTGTAAGACTTCCAGTTTTGAATCCTGTATTAACAGATATTGAGAGTGGTGGAACATAAAAATTAGATGCACCTAATCTAAGATGAAATGCGTCAGGAGTCTTAGGTGCAACACCAGAAGGCCAACCTATCTTTTTGATAGCGTCTTCTATCTTCATAGCAGTAATAAAGTTATCTACTGCCCAGACTGGCTTGAATACTGCCTTGCCATCTTGGTCTACTCCAAAAGATTTAAACATCTGCTCAATAATCTGTCTTTGATTATTAAGTGCGTCCTCTTCTGAATATCCATAATCCGCAGTAGCAGCAATTGCAGTTACAAATAAATTAAAAATTCTTGGAAAAAACTTATAAATTGTTGCTAATGCTAAAGGGTCTCTAACAAAATAATTTTTTACTTCTATTAATTTGTCCATCCAGAATACATCACGTTCTGGCTTTGTGTAGTCGGCTGCAGATGATCTTAATGAAGTTTCTGAAGAAAATCTTTGTCTAGAAAACTCTTGTATTCCGACCAATCATTTCTGACAACTCAATTAAACCTGAATTTTTTATTTTTTCAATTAACTTTTCTGCTTGATCTTCAGTGAGATTTATTCCATAGGAATTCCATTGAAGTAGATCATTACTCCCTTGGTCTCTTACATCATCGCCACTTTTATCTCTTCCCCATGTCCAATTGAGATTATTTGGTCCTCCACTTGTAACATCTGAAACATAGTTGACTGCAGCATTTAGCCCACTAGATATTCCGCTTGCTATTTTACTCCAAGATCCCCTTTTTTTAGATATCTCTATCAACTTACTAAATGGTTGAAGGTCTGATTCAGAATATGTTTCTGTTGTTCTGGGATCAGTCATTAAATCATCTCCATAAAATTATTAAAAAAACTTATTTGTTTGTAACATATCATTAAGTTTGAAAGCTGATGTATTAGATGCAGCTATAGAACTATAATTATTTATTATACCATTTTGTTTAAAAGATGACAAACTTGATAAACCATTTTGAGCCTGAGAAATTTGAGCTATCTGCTTTTTTGAGTATCTTGCCTTCTGAGCATCTTTAGATGCGTAGCCAGTTCCTTCCATCTGAATCATGGTTGATGAACCATTTTGAAGCCCCTCAAAAGAACCTCTTACTGGGTCAGAAACTCTCTGCTTGGTACTATTTCTAGGGGCATGGTCTACATTTGTTTGATTTGCTACATTTTGAGAATCTGATTTTTTATTATTAGACGCTATTTGAGCTGCATATTTATTGTCAGTAACAGCTCTTCTGCTATTATCCGGTCTTTTACCAGCAGCATCGGACAAGCTTTTATTTTGTTGATCAAATCCGATAAATCATAATTTAAACCTAAAATCTAGAGGCTACCTCGGCATAGCGATCTTGCCCGAGGTTTGGAAGACTGTTATACATAGTACTGTTAATTGGACCATCTACCACACCGCCTAGCATTGAAGATAGATTTTCTGCTTGATCTGTAGATCCATTTAGATATACTTTATACTGCATTCCTACAGAAGATTGATTTGAATAAGAATATGGATTTGAAGACATTTCCATCTTTGGATAGTCCGTTTCATATGCGCTTCCTCCTGGAAGCATTGGAGGGCCTGTCATTTCTTGTTGCCCTCTCTCTTTCTTTGCAGAATATATAAAACCAAATGCTGCTAATGCTGCAGCAGCTACAACCGCAGTCTTTACGCCTTTGTCTCTAAAAGCATCGCCAAGTGCACCTGTTTTAAAAGAATCTTTAAATCTTTTATAACTTGTTCTTACCACAGAAACAGGACTTGAATTAACAACATTGCTTAATATAGTTCTCATAGAGTTATCTATCTGAACGTTGCTTGACTGAAATAAATCTAAAGCTTGCTGCTCTGCTTGCTGAACACTTCTAGAAGAAGTATAAAAATTGTACGCATTAATTACTTCTGGTGAACCATCCAAAAAGTCTGTTGCAGAATTTTTTCTAGTTCTTCCTGCTAATTCTTTTACTAAGTTGATTGCTTCTTCCTGTTGATCTGTTAAATCTGGAATTAAACCACTTGAACGGAGTTGATTTATGATAACTGCATCTTCGCCTTTTCCTTTTCCTGTTAAAGACCTAAGTTCAGAAATATATTCTTTAGCTTGGTCTGCTGACATTTCAGTAATATCAGTTACGGAAGTAAGTCTCGATCCAGTAATTCGCTGTCTTAAGTCCTCAACAATATCAAATGCATTTGACATTCTTGACATAGCGTCTAGATCTGTAGATCTCCTTTGCAGAACTGCAAGTCTTCTGATTCTAGACTGATTAAATAATTTTATAACCATCGCAACATCTGGATTATCTTCAGTTATCATTTCTGATTTTAATATAGCTGCAACGGTTACATCTTTTTGTTCTAGTAGAGCATCAAATGTATCAACTATATCAAGAACGCTTTTACCAGTTGCTGTAGCTGCTTGACTTTGCTGTATACCAAGAATTGCTTCTCCTATTTTGGTATTAAGTTCAATCCTTAATTTTCTTAATTGATATATCTGTACATCAGAAGTATTATTAAGCATTTTTTCTATTTTTGATATTTCTTTTATATTTTTATCATATTTATCAATTACTGCTTTAACTTTTCCTGTATACTCTGGATCAGCTGTAGCTGTCATATTAAGAGCTTCTTGTCTTGCTTTTCTAAGAGAAGAAGACTTTGTTAGATCTGCAGTCGCTTGTATTTCTTTCATCATTTGAACTACTTGATCATGCTTTGCATATTTTTCATAGGCCTCTGTACCCTGTCTCATAAAAAAACTATAAAGAGCACCGCCTGTTATTTTACCATCTCTGATTACAAGTCCTTTTTCTCCAGATTCGAGAATTTCAATTTGCTGCCTCAAATACTCTTTTACTTGATTTTCTGCTTGATTACTTAGATTTAGTCTTTGCTTATTTGCTTCAACATATTCCAAAAATTCATTAAAGCCTCTTAGAATGTGTACTCTAATTTTTTCTATTTCTTGTTCGTTTCCAACCCTTGCATAGCCAGTGGCTCTTTCAAAGAGACTTCTTTCAAGACCGAAAAGTTGATCCTCATCGATTGAACCTGTAGAAAGAACTTGATCTAAAACTTGTTTTCCTCTTGCAAAAGATATACCAGCTTGTGACCTTAACATATTTTCTCCAACAGGTGACAATCTAAGCGAAGCTCCTTGACCACCAGCTAAGGCAATTCTTTCTTCCTCAGACATTGAGTCAACATATGCCTGCCATACTTTTTCTGCTACTTCGTCTGATATACCCTGCTCTATTCTAATTGCTTGTGCTGCTCTAGAAAAATGATCAACTTTTAATTGTAGACCAACAGATTTTGCTATGTCGACGGCGTTTGAAGCAGAAACAGTAAGGAATGCAGACGATTTTTGAAATGCTTCATAAAGTGCTCTATCTCCACCCCCAATAATAGACGCTGCTGCATCCACTGTGTAGGTAGCCATTGATTGTCTATTAATAAATACGCCAATTGTATCTTCAATTCCTACATTAGCTGCTTGTTTTTGAATTAACTCTAAAAACTTTTCAGACTCTGCTGCTATAATATGTTCTATGCCACGGAAATATCCTGGTGCATTCTTACCAAGAACAAGTTGTGAAACAACTTCCATTTTTTCTTCATCTGTTGATCCAGAAATTTCAAAACCAAGCTTTCGTTCAAGGGATGATATTAATTGAGCAGTTCTTTCATTTTCTCCTTCTGCTTTAAGAACCTGATAAACAAGATCAGATTGATATCCAGGGGCAACACTGTTAGGATCGATTCCTAACTCTGTTGCCATTTGAGCAAATGGCTTTCCTGAAGAAGTTATTGCATCAAGTCCCAGCATTGATGGACTTTGAATCATTGCCATTTTAACCATTTGCCTTGGAGTTAATTCTGGAAGCAAAGAACCGTAGGCTTTTTCTTTGATTTTTATAATTACTGCTTCAATATCTTTTAAAGGTGTATTAGGAAGAATAAGTTCATCTTGTTTTCTTGAGCCTATAGCTCTTTTTATTCCATTGATTATGGGTGAGTCACTAGATATTCCTATTTCACGCAAAGCTTGAGGATCATTTAAAATAGATAAAAACTTTTTATCTTTACCAAGAGCAGCTTTTAATGTTCCATGATGTCTTAAGTCTGCTGACATAGCAATTGACTCTTGAAATGCTGTTGGCTGTCTTAACGTCATAAATGCTAGTCTTTTTTTGCCTGATGAATCAGTAAATGTTGACATCAAAGGAACGCCTTTGTCGTCCAAGTCGAATCCACCAAGAGAGTGCTGATATAGATAAGCTGCCTCACCAGCCAACATCATTGCCTTGCCCTTGATTCTAAATCCTAATAAGGGAATTTCTGATGGATTACTTACTGGCGTCGTTAACCCTGTTAGTTTACCGTAGCCAGGTTGTTGTACGAAACCACTCGGTGAACCGTACCTTGCTAGATCTACAGGTATTCTAGCAACTTCTTTTTGGAAATCTTCAAAGCCCAAAGCTTTATCTAATCTAACGTCAAATGTTCTAAGGTTATACCTATTTGCTGTTGGCATAATAACCTCTGCTCTTCCGTCTTTCAATCTAACAACTTGAGCGTTGTAATAGTCAGTTATTCTTCTTACTAGTTGGGGTATTTTTCTTGGATCTACACCTGAAGCTAAAAGTCTTTGAATGTCTTGAGCTTCATTTATTCTTTTTAGATGTGAATATTGATGACGAAATGGTATTCTATCAATATCTTCCATGCCGCCAGGAATCGATAAAGCTTCTGTACGTATCTGCTCAATGACAGCTTTTGGTATCGCTTCGATTGCTGCATCTCTGGTAGCAGCACCCATAAATTCATTGGTTTTACCAATGCCTTCTAAAGCATTTTGTCGCAAAATTCGAATCATGTTTGGCTGCATAAAATATTCACTGTGACTCAAGAACATTAGTGGATCGGTAAATACTTGATCTCCACCACTTCCAATATTCATCAATAAATTTCTTACTGCATCAGTACCAACTTCTGTCTTTACTGCTGATGAATCTGCTATTACATAAGGTATTAATCCATCTTTAAGTCCAAATATTTTTTCAGCTTTTTTGGAGCCCATAACCATTGCTTCACCCTTGAATTGACCAGCACCTAAATTAATTCTAGTAATTACATCATCATTTCCTTGGACTTTTGCAAGAACCCTACCTATGCCGTCTACGTCTTTTTGCAAGGCTATAATCTGCTCCATGACATCTTCGCTTAATCGTCCTGCATTTTTTAACTTATCTATTTCAGATTCATAGTGAGACTTTATGTCGTAAAGTAGTTGCGTTGTCACAATGAATTGTCCGTCATTACTTTTTTCTAATCCAGTGGTCATAGCTTCTATTTTTTTATCAATGCCTCTAAACATATGACCAGTGCCAGCAGACGTTGTCCCTGCTATGGTTGCTGTTCCCGGAACGTTGTTAATTCTCTTTGAATTAATTGTATCTCCAAAGATTCTTCTTGTAGCTGTTGCTAGAGTCTCTCCTGGTCGCATATCTCCCGCTCGTGCTGCAGATTTTGATTGCTGCCAATACTGTCCAAGAATATCTATTTCTTGATCAGTAAAGCGATACAACTGTCTCATCTCATCTTGATAATTTTGAATTCTTCCGCGTTAGTCCATCTCCTGAACCAACGTTTAGATATTGTCGTTCGGATTGTTCCAAAGATCTCACGTTGCCACTAAATGCTGCTTCAAGTTTAGATGCTACTCTATCTATTACAAGCATTCTATCTTGGAATAAGATATTATGCCTGATAGAAGGTATTCCAAAAGCATCAAGAGTATCAACTGCCCTATCAGCTTCCGACATACTAGAGGTCAAGCTGTATAAATCACCTCCAAAAGCATAAGTAATTTTTGACTGATCTAAGAATTGTGATATAAAAGTTTCGCCAATTGAAAAGTCTCTTGGAGATATATAGCTTTGCATTCTCTTTGCAATCTTTGCAACGTCTGCCCAATTTTTAGAACCATCTTTTTGTGCTACTTTTTTAAATAATTTTGATAAATATTCTTTTCTTATTGGAGAAGCTCCAACAACTGATTTGAGAAGTTTTGATTGTTCTCCAGTTAACTGTAGACCACTTTCGGAAAAATATTCCAATATTGAATAACCTTCATCGGTTATTGATACGGTTGTTCTCCTACTTTCGTCAATTGTTTGATCTAAAGCTTGAATAACTCCTTTTTGATTATTCTGAGTGTTTGACTTATAAAATTTAGCTCCTATTGAAGTTCCAGCTAAATGGCCTAAACCAACATCTGTTAGCTGTTGCATTTTTACTGGATTAGATGCAGCTTCTCTTAAAAAGTCGTTAACAACTTTTACTTCACTTGCTAATTGATTTGCACCTCGAGTTACAGAAAAATTATTAAAAGGACCTTCTGACGTAGCAGAAGAAAATATTCTAAAATCTATTAAACCTAATACGTTGACAGAATCAAATGCATCTGATATTTCATCAAAAGATTGACCAGTTACTTTATTAACATATTCAATTTTTCCATCTGACTCAACAACATCAATTGCAAATCTATATTTTGGAATAGAAGTTAATGCTCTTCTTGCAGTCTCTAATTTAGGATTTATATTAGTCATAATTATCTAACACCAGAATATATATCTATACCAGAAGATCCAAAACCATTTAACACTGGAACAACATTTCCACTAATTCCATTTCTGGACATCATCATTCTTATTTGAGCAGCAACGTTTTCTGAATCTTGTTCTTTTTTAAATTCAGGATAGCTTGGATTGACCAGTTCTGCTTCACGCACCTGTTGAGGATAGTAACCCATTTGGGACATATTAATTCCCATAGATTCTCCCATTTTTATTTTAACATGATCCATATTTGTATTTGGATGCCAGCCTTCCCATCCAAGGTCTGGAAGTTCATGTCTAGAGAAGTATTCTACAAGATCTGGTCTAGACTCTACTTTCATTCCCCAAGCTGCTTCATATATTCTTCTTTCAAGTCTTGGAGCAGTAGAAAGAATCCTTTCTCTTTCTTGAAGTGGAGCATTAATCATTGCTTTAAAATGTTCACGTTTTCTTTTTGGAATTGCCAAAGATAAAGTTTGTACAGAAGAGTTTTCTAAATCTGCTCCATACATCGTTCTTTTAGCAGCCTGGCTAAATTGAGCTGCTGCGGCCATATCACCTTGAGTTTTTGCCTCGTTTGAAAGCCTAGTGTTTTTTACGTAACTTAATATATCAATATACTCTTCAAGAGCAAGTTGTTTTTTTCTTTCTTGTGGCATAAAGCGTTCGCCAGTAATTGCTTGTTTTGTTTTCGAATACAAAGAATAACCAGCTCCAGTAGTAAAACCTATTAAAGAACTTCCAGTTTTTGCTTTGGGAGAACGACCAAACTGAGACATTACTCCTGACATAACCAAACCGCTAGTTAAAGGATTTCTTCCTTGACTTTTATATAACATTGGTTTGATAAAGCTATCTATTGGGTTTTGCCACTCTGGGAATGTTGCTCCATATACATTTCTTCTTTCCCAATCTTCTTGTGCAGTTCTATCAGAAAGGAGTTTTGTATTTATAAAAGTATCTCTGTGAGCTATATATTCACCAACTCTACCAAGAGTGAGTGCTGATATAGATAAATTTAATTCTTCTGGACTTGAATATTTATACTTATATTCACTAAAAGTATATTTTGTTGTTGCCTCGTCAACTCTGGCTCTGATTTCTTGCAGCTTCTCTCTTTGACCCGGATCAATAGATGCCATTGTAATTTGAGTATTGAGTTTTCTAAACTGCTTTGAATAAGGTGCAATATCGCCCAATATATCTAGTTGAGTAATTGGATCATTATATCCAGACATATCAGGATTAAGTCTTTCATACCCAATACCTGGAAGCCTAAGCTCTCCTTCTTGCACCCTAGTAAATGGATCACCCTGTTGGAAATTCATAAAATAGTCGGCACCTGGTAAAAATGGGTACTTTATTCCCATTGTATTTTGAATTGGGTTTATATAGTTAATATCTGTTCTTTCTTTAGGAACAAATCTTCTAACTATTTCTGATATTTCAACATTACCAAGTGCACCTTCAGGCTTAATTGGTATGTCTCCCAAACCACCTAGATTAAGATCCCAGAATGCTCGTGTTGATCCATAGGCTTTAGATGCAGACTGCAGCATTGACCTCTGAGGTTGCAAATCTCCTTGTCCAAATCCAAATTTTTCTCTTAGAGAAGCAAAAGCAAATCCATATATACCAGCTGTCTCCTGCAGTCTATAACCAATTTCTCCAGATACCATTCCAAATCTGTTAGACTCAACTGGTTGACCAGCTGCTACAATTCCTGGAGGAACATTACCTGGCACTGGTGGTGGACCAAACTGTGCTGCTTGAACATATATGTTATTAATATTTGCAATTGATGAATTAGAAATTCTACTTGCAGTTTGCAGGGGCATTCCGCCCATGTATGAAAGTCTGGAGTTAGCTTGAGATATTTGATTTGCTACTGGACCATAACCTCCACCAGTGCTTGATACCAGTGCAGATCCCCCCTGGCCCATAGCTGGACCAGATATTCTTTGAACTCTACCACTTGAAATCAAACCCTGAGGATTATATGCACCGCTTTGACCAGCAGAAACATATTGACCTAAAGCACTGATTGTTTCTTGCTGATGCATAAGCCTTTGTGGCTTAAGAAGTTTACCAAAAGTTGCATTAAGAACTGAAGTAACCGGACCCCATGGTCCAGTAAAATATTCGCCAGTTGTTGGATATGGTCTATCATAATATTGTTTTTCTTCAAACCTATAAGGATCAAACGGCCTTAAGGGAGAAAAGTCATATCCAAAAGCAAATCTTTCTAGTGGACTACCAAACGATTCGCTTGTGTAGTTTGCGCCAGCTTGAAGCCTCTTATAATAAGAAGGCCTATAATACATGACCTTTCCACCCTTAAATGGTGTAACACCAAGTGGCCAGTATCTACCTTGTCTGATTGGAACTTCACCTTCTAAGAGTTGTTCCTTTTTTTCCTCATAGGACATGCCACCTGGAGTAATTCCAGACAATACTGACTGTGCTTCTACTGCAGATCTTGCTAGCTTGCTAGTAAAATAAGGAGAGTAAACCCTTTCTCCTCTTCTATCTCTTTCATTTGCAAGTCCGCCTATTGTCCTATCTGCAGTTAAAAGTGCCGTTCCTCCAAGAACTAATGGAACTGCTCTTTTGGCAACCATTCCACCCGCATAAAGAGACATAGGGCCAGAATACTTTGATTCATCAAGTCCTAATCCAAATGTCTCAAAGTATTTATTTAATCTTTGAACACCATGAGAAACTGGCACAGACGCGGCACTGAATGCCTCTGCGTCTGAATATGTTGAAAATCCTAGTGCGCTCTTTGCTGCTCTACCAAAACCAACAGAAGAAACAACAGTTCCAAATGTTGGAACAAAAACTGTGCCTTGATTACCTAGTTCATTTACTGCTGTCTCTTTTAGTCTATATTCTGATGGCTTAAATGTTCTTGAAACAAATGGCCTAAATATACTAATTACGTCATTTCCAATTCCACCGGTTCCAACGTTTACTATATTTTGACTAATAAATGGATCAAGCAATGTTGCAAAACTTTGAGAACCTGAATCTCTTATTGACATCAAGCTTTTTAATGCTTGCGTTAAGTTCTCTGATTCAGTTGCTGATTTTTTATATCCCCTAAATGCCACAAAGTTTAATACAGATGAAAGACCAGCTGCTCTTGCTTCGGTAGCTTGATTTTTGCTTATTATGTCTCTTGATAATAGCTCTAATATTATCTGTTCTATGTCAATTACAAATTGACCAATGTCTACATTTCCAGTATTTTGTGCAGCAGCAAATGCTCTTCTTTGTAGGGCTAATTGAAATATAGCTTCTCTTAATTCATCAACTTTTGTTGTAATAGTCGGAGAAGTTGCAACTCTTGGTGACATTTCATCTAAATCAAATTCCTCTAACTTAGATCTGACGACTCCCATTGATGCTGTTAGAGAACGTGTATCAACCGATTGAGAAGAAACTGCAGCAGAAGTTGCTTGTGCTTTCTCTATTTCTTTTACAGCAAATTCTCTCATTTCAGCTTGAGACCTAACTTGACTCAAGTTGATTCCCTCATCCGAACCACTAAGTATATTTCTTAAGAAATTTTCAGAACTATACTTTTGTTCTGCTCCTCTAATGACTGGAACAGGAGTACCATATGATTGTATTCTTCTTCTGAAAGATTCATAGGCTCTGAGCACTTCTTGATGGCCATATACTTGATCTCCAGACTCATCAACAACCTTCAGTAGATTATCTGCTTCACTTGTCAATGAGAGAGTGGATCCTCTTTTAGTTTCTACGACTTCATTTCTTAATAGCTTTCCAAAGACAACTGGATTATATAAGTCTTGTCGTCTTTGCCTGAATCTACCAAAGTATCTTAAAAGTGAGTTGGGCTGTTCTTCTGCTACATCAAATCTTCTTTGAATTTTTTCTAAAATAGATAAACCAGATTGTTCTTGCTGACCTGCTTGTGGAAGATTCTGGTTTATTTGTCTACCAGCAACAATTCTTGCTGTTCTTGAAAACATATCGTTTTCATTTGTAGCGAACTGTCTAAAAGTTCCAGTTAGTTTTGATACTTTTTTAGCTAATGAATCTGAAGTTCCACTGATAGAATATATTGATCCAGTTGGGCCAAAAAATCTTCTTCTTTCCTGCGCAAATACGAGTGCACTGGCACCTTCTGATGCTATCTGACCAAATGGCTGAAAGGAAAGAGATGGAACCATAGAAAATATGTTTCTATGATCTATTCCTTGCGGTCCACCATAACCAATCATATCCAAAGGATTAAATTTGATAATTGGTATTTGCAGCTGATCTCTAACGAAATTCATTGCACCAAAAGCTGCTGACCTTAGCCTGGTTGTATCTATTATATTCCCAGACTGAGTTCTGTAAACACCCTTAAGTTCTGAATAACCTATACTAGAAGAAATAGGATCAGTTCTTGCTATTTCGCTTGCTAATCCTTCGATAACATTTGTTTGATTATCATCGAGATAACCAAACATTCCCATATCAAAAGCTTCATCAATTAATAAAGGCTTTAATCCAAATAAGTTATAACCTTCTTTTGATGTAGAAGAGGTCATTCTCTTCTGCTGCATCAGGAATGCTCTTAATTGACCAATATTTGATATATCTATTCCACGCCTAGCTAAACTATCACCAATAACAGCCCTAGATACTCTTTGTCCATTTTCGTCTAATAGATTTATTCCAAGTTCATCTGCTGCAGACCTTGCTAGATAATCTGCTTTGTCTTGTGATATATCGCCTTCAAAATCTTTATACAAAGCTTTTTGAGCTCTGACCATTTTCCTACCAGTAGGAATAGCTACATCATCATAGAATGCGCTCCATGCTCTATTTATTTTGGCTTTTAAATTTTGTTGAAATTGTTTATTAGCAAAAAGAACATCTGTTAAAATAACAGCAGATTCAAATGCTTCAGGAGTAAATGTTGCATCTGCTATTTTTTCTAGTTCATTATCTCTACTAATAACTTGTTTGAAAAAATCTTGTGTATTATTTTTGTCAATAATTTTAGTTGCGCCAAATTGCATTCTTTGGCTTATATTTTCTGCAGAACCGTATGATCTAGGGATACTGACTAAACCAACTTTTTTAATAAATACGTCTGCTGTTCCTTCATTGACACCATTAGAAACAAGATGTCTGTATAGAGCTTTTTTATACTCTTCAGTTTCTATCTCTTTTGCGAATTTTCCTTGACTAAGACCTTGTCCAGCAATTGCAGAAGGACCCATAAACCTAAGAATAGAGTTAGAGTAATCAGAGAATATACTGCTGTGCAGTGATCTCACTTGCTTAATGCTAGAAGCAAGAAGCTCTTGAGGATTTGCTGATCTAATTCCACTAACAGCGGCTAATCCTTGATCATAAGATATGGCGCCATTGACAACATCATACGCTGTTCTAGCTGCTTTAAATCTTGTTCTAAATTCTGCTACACCAAGAGTAATACCCTTTAGAGATGGAACAGCATCGGCAAAACCCTGGAGTCTTGTTCCATGATCTATATGCCCAACATTTTGAATCTCATAGCCAAATAGATAAGCTTTTACTGAAGCTGCTGCTTTTCTTAACTTTCCAGCTTGACCTCCAGCACCTGCTGCTGCACCTGCTTCACGAGAACCTCTTCTAGCCTGTCTCATTGCAAAGACAACGTTGCCTTCTGCAGCTCCTCCTTCTTTTACTGCAGTAGCAAAAGCTGCAGTCATAGCTGTTGTATTTCTTGTTAGCGAACCAACAACTTTTTCTACATCTTGACCAAAAGCAGAAAGGATTGTTTTCACATCTAGAATTGCATTAGAGAATTTTGTTTGTCTAGCTGTTAATCTTAAGTTTGGATTCTTAGCTGTTGGAGCTGCAGCTAAGAACTTGATTCGAGAAATTGCTGCCCCACCCAAATCAAATGGCGTAAGCATTGTTGCCATATTAATGGCAGACTGCTTAGAAAAGTCTGCTATAACATCTACTGGGTTATACCATTTAACCCTTCTTCTATCTTGCTCTGTACCAAAGAATGGATCTACAACAGCCCTTTGTGTGACATACATTGCTGGAAGCTCAAAAGCTAGATTTCTAGCTCTTTTAACTAAAGCTTGTTGCATATCATCTTTGAAAGACCATACTGCTGCTGGCTCTCTAGTTACTCCAGCTGAAGCCTGCCTAATTTCTCCACTAGTTAAAAACTGATTTCCCTCTAACTGAAAAAGACCACCCTGAAGACGAGTAAGATTTTGTTTAGCAGTGCGTCCATCTATTTGAAAAATTAATTTTGAATATACGTCAGATGGATCTACACCATCTATTTGCCTCGTTACACCTTCAAGTTCGTCAAGAGCTTTCTTTATCTTTCCGGCACTCTCGACAAATCTTGTCGCGGATCCAGCAAATTTTCCACCCGAATCAGCTGTTGACTGAATAAACTTTGCTAGTTTTATTCCACCACTTTTTATAATTTTTGATGCAACTACAGATCCTGCCATTGTTGCTGTACTGGCAGCAAAAAAGCGCATAACGGGATGACCGTTAAGCGCTTTACTTAAAATGCCTGAGTTAGGACTTGGACCTTCTGTCTCGCCCTCTCTGATGGGAATATCTCTGGATGTTACACCAAAGCCTAAAGAACTAATGGGGCCACGATCTCTGATCATTTTTTATTCCCCCCTTATTTTAGGCCCCAAAGCTTCTGAGCAACAGGATCTTCGTATACTGCTTCGCCTGGCTTCTTGGACTGATTATATCTATTGGCAAAATCTTTTTGCTTTTTTGTTTCTTCTTCTGGATCAATCAACTGCAAGCTTACATTCGTTGATTCAATTCCAAGTATGCTTTGTTTAATTTCTATGATTTTTTCTGCCAAAGCAACATTTTCTGCCAACATTGTATATGTCATATTGTCTAAATCATCAGGACTATATGTAGCAATAGTAGCCAAAACAAAGGCTTTCATTAAGCTTCTCACCTCTGAAGCTTTTAACCTTTTTTCTTCTAAAACATTTTTAGCTTTTTTAATAGAAGAAAAGCCAGACTCTTCCAATATCTCATCGGCAAGAGAAGATATTAATCCAGCAGGATATTTATCGCAGTTAAACTGTTCTGGAAAAACAACTACATTTTTTATTATTAAATCTTCTATATCTACATTAGTGTAGTCACTAGAGTTTTGATATTCACAAATCTTGTCAAACTCAGAAAAAGTTAACTCTCTAAATACAATATCTTGACCTTTTATCTGTGTTACAAATAAAGATCCATAATTTTTTTTTAGTTCGTATAACTTTTCTGAGTCTAACATTAACTATAACTGACGAACCTCAAGGGCAACGAAGCCAGAAGCTTCTAGAACTTCTTGAGCTATAAGCGAAGGAAGTCCTGCCAACTCTCCAACAATACTCTGCTTGTCATAAGCGGGATAAAGAACACAAATCTCAGAAATTGCTTCTTCATTCCAAAGATTGGCTTCCGCTGAAGATAACTGACCAGCTTCAATTAACTGTTCCATCTTTCTTACAAGATTCTTATATTCTAATCTCGTAAGAGTTCTCCATGCTATGTGCTTATCATAAGTGATTGAAGTAACGTAAACGTCTCCATGCTCACTCTTCCAGTCTTTAATCATTCGTGCAGTTGGTCCATTTGGCCAAATCAACTCTTCATCATCAAGATCTTCAACCGTACTTGGTTCTTGTGCAATCTCTATTTCTTCTTCTTCAATCTCAGAAATATTTTTTTCTTGGACTATATATGCTTCATCCGAACCAACCTCTTGTGCCAATTCAGGTGACTGTTTTACAACTACTTTTCTTCCTTCAGTCATTATTTCTCCTATTTAAATAAATACACTTTGACATATTATAACATGAACAAATTTTAAAATACAAATTATTTAGTTCTTTCATTTAGTAATCTTAGCTCATTAGGTGTTAATGGTGGCTGTACCTTGTTTGAATCTGTTTGTTTTGTTCCTTCCGATTCAACATCAGAAAGTATTGACTTATCTGTAGATCTTATATTTCCATTAGAAACATACATATCTCTTGCTATAAAAGAGTAGTTTTCAACAACTGCAACTCCACCAGGAGTGACACTTAGATTCATCGATGACAGATTTACATCTTGTATAACTATGTCCATTTCAACAGCTACTTTTCCTGGCTTTACAAGTCTCTCGTTAAAATCTGTTGCCATCAATCTATCTAGAGTATCAAAATCATCTTCTGAATTAGTTCCCTTATTTCTAGCTATTGTTGAAACTGATCCTTCTTGAGTTCCGTATTTAATAATTAAATTAAATGGTGGGTGCGCACTAAAAATGTTTCTTTGATCCGAGCCATCTGAATCTGCGGCTAGTCTATCTAAATTAGATCTATTCCAGTATCTTCTTATGTTTTTTTCATCTTCAATAGACTGTTCATCTCTGCCCGATAAGTAAGATTGTATTCTGGCATTCTTATCTCCATTGTTAAACAAAATTCTTTGTTCAGCGGCAACAGATAGTAGCTCACGCATTCTTCCTGGATACCTAGAATACATCGAGAACTGGCCATTAATGATTCTTACTCCACTCATAATGACATCATACGTATAGGACCAAAAACCATACAGTGGTTGCTTTTCTTGGCTAATTGAAAATGCAACTCCGGCTAAATCCAATTCATATTCTGGATCAAATAAACCATCTATATAAACTCTAATGTCTTCGCCAGTAAAATAATAATCATAATAGGTATTAAATTTTTCCCCATCAGATGTTTTGCCAGCCCACTGTGCATCGACTTTTTCATTCAGTGGATCAAATGACTTGCCTGTTCTGATTGTTGTAGATGGAAGTGATCCTCCACGACCATAAAGTCTTTCTTGAAGATCTGCTGGCAAATAAGTTGTAAACGGTCTATAAGATCTATTTCCAACAACATCTTTATAATCAAAATCTGATGCCATTTATTACTACCTAACGTTTCTTGGAGCTTTAGGTTGTGGTGGAACTATTCTATCAATTAATTCAGTATAAGACTTGAGTGTTTTTTCAGAGTAGAAATTCTTCTGCCTTTGAAGATACATTGCTCTTTCATCATTAGGCAAAAGTAGTGGATCTGTTTCCATGCTTACTAATGGCTGAATTCCTCTTGCCATATATACATATGTCTGCTCAGTAATTAAGTCATCAACAGACATTGTCTGACCTTCATCTACTATAGTAACGCCATAAATTTTCATTTTTGCACCGAGGCCATACTCATTAAAAAAGCTAAGAACGATATCAAATGGCGGTAACATATCTGCAAGTGGAGCAAAAAATAGACCTGTTTCAGACATCATTTGTCTGAATTCTCTAATCCTATAAAAAGCATACTCGTTAAAGACTGTGAAGATTAAAGACCCACCTATTGTTCTTCCACCCTTTATAAAGCCCCTTGGATTTACGTGGCCAATTGTTCTTACTGGTGCATTTTCTCTGTGGACTGAATATGATATTGTTTGTAGTTCGCCAAGATTAAGAACATCTGTTCCCTCTATTGTTCCAGTATCTCTGTTGATTGCTGGTATTACCATTGCTGCGGAGATATCGACGCCAGCAAATGACATGTTTGAAAAAGGATCTGGAAGATTATGATCTATTCTATATTTTGAAAAAGAACCTTCATCATAATTCCAAGAATTATTTTTGTTAAACATCATTATCCTTTATAAAATAAATGTGGGGACTAGAAAAAATCCAGCCCCCACATTATTTAAATATAATATTTAGATTTTATGGTCTAATTATCTTAGTGCCGTTTTTGTTTAGACCGGCTGTAGTAGGAGTGCTCTCGTTGATGATCTTCTTAAGTGGATTATCTCCACCAAAAATACCACCAGTCAACTGAGCGTTTGATATCTTATACATTGGGCCAATTTCACGAGCAACGTAGGTCATTGTCTCTTCGATAACAATGTCATCCATTGAAGCTCCTGAACCTTCATTAAGAAGCTCAACTCCATAGATTGATCTTACCGCACCCTGGCCATACTCGTTAGCAAAGGTGATTGTAATATCAAATGGCGGAATCTGGTCTGCGTAGAAAGGAACCTGAGAAACGATATCAAGCTCTTGCTTATCAAACTCTGCAATGCCTCTCTTATGATTCGCATCACCAGGAAGAGTATTGCTTACTCTTGTGAAAAAGTTCTGTGGATTGCTATTGGTGTAGTTAGTCTCAAGCATTTGATAGAGGGCTGGTCTATCAAAAACTGTAAAGATTAATGATCCTGCGATACCTCTCTTGCCTCTTGAGAAAGAACGTGGGTTTGGTGAACCCATTGTGTAGATTGGGGCTTTTTCTCTGGTTACCGAGAAGGTAATGCCAGAAAGTGCACCAATTTCAACGCCACCAAAGGTAGCAACTATATCTGCGCCCGAAAAGGTTGTGTAAGTATTAAGATACTTATTAACCGGGCCATCATAATAATCATCAGCCATTTATATACCCTCCAATACGGTATTTATTATATGCTTAGTGCGACTTGAACTTCAATTGTCTTGAGTTCAAATGCTGGTGTTAATACGAGGTCAACAAACGCCTTGTTTTCTGCAGGGAAGTAGCTTACGCTAAAGTCACTGCTGAGCAGGGCACCCATTTGTTGCATACCTCTAAGTGCAGAAGTAATTGCTGTCTCCATTGAGTTACGTGTCTGAAGTGTTGATGCTTCACCAATAAACTTCTGACATACTTGTCTCACCAAAGTAGCTGCTTCTGAGATTATTCTAAAAGTAGAAATTCTTGTGTAGTCAGAAGTTGGCTGTGCCATTGTGAGGCCTTCAACAAATGTAGGAACCTTATTGAAGTTAAGAGCAATAAAGTTGGATCCCTTCTCTGACATTGCGAGTTGCTGAGTTCTAGTTGGGTTGTATCTGATTGATGCAACGTTGTATGCTGTCTTGTTTATTGGAGAAGTAAACGAAGCCATTCTTGAAATAGCTGCAGCAAATGTAGTTGCACCATTAGCAAATCCCCATGTGCTGTCGTAGTTAACGGGCTTGAGTTCTGAAGCAATAACAACAACGTACTTATTTGCTCCGTCATTTGCACCACCAGCTTCAAAAGTTGCATCTGTTCTTGACACAAGACCTGCAAGACCACCTGAGCCAATATGTGTTGCTACTTCACTTGGTGTCATAATCTCTGAAGAACCATCAACATAAGGCTTGACACCCATGATCGCAAAGCATGGGTAGCTATTCTCTGAAATTTCCTTAATTTTTTTACCAACCTTAGCAACAAAGCTATTTGCTGAGCTTGAGTTGTCAGCAACAAAGCCATAAACATCGCCTGGCCAGCCTGGTGTTGCTCCTGGTTCATAGTCAAAGTCAGTTGTCTTTGCGCCTCTACCCCAAGGAACAATAATGTCTGGCTGACAAGACTCAGCTGCATCAAATGCGGCATCAAAAACGCTTGTGCCACCTGATGTTACTGTGCCAGATGAGTAGTTCCACGCTGTATTTGATGGTAGTGGAACAATGAAAATTCTTTCAGCTCCACCTGCAATCAATTCAAAGTATGCTTTATGTGCATCTGAATCTAGACCAAATGCATCAATAACATCTTTTTCGCTAGTAGCTTGAACTACGTCAAGATCCTTCACGTTGCCGGTATTATCGGCATTATTTCTCTTAGCGATTACACAGATCTTTGGACCGACAGGAATGTCTTGTCTAGAAATGCTGTAAAAGCGATCCTTTATAATTGTTTTTACACCTGGTAGAGCCATTGGACTATAGACCTCCGATTGCGGCAAATAAGAATATGTTTACTTCAGGAAATATAGTAACAGAGAACTTGTAAAAACAAACTACATTAACAGTCTGGAGTAGCACTTTGATATAGGTCTATTATATTAACTTCAGTCCCAGCGAAATTGGGAGTAGCAGGAGATAAGGCTTCTTCCCATATAGAATTTTCATAAGCCATATACCTTCTCACGTCTATGACTATCTTCTCAATTTGATCGATTGTCTGTGCAAATAACTTCTCAGTTGTTAACATATAGGTAACAGTTCTTTTACAAATGTCGGCACTGTCTCTATTTTCATCTGAATCAGAGAGCCTTCTAGAATACACGAATTCTGAAGCTCCTAATCTTTTAAAAACAGGAGTATGCTCAAGCATAAAGTCCTCAAATATCTCTACAATATTATCTGCAACTTCTGACCCAGAATATCTCTTAGCAGTGCCCTGGGCTATTCCAGAGTCAGCTTCTGTCATTACGGTAAAACTGACAATATTTTGAAATCTTTGTCCAAAAACAACAACATTCTTATTTGTTTGAGTAGTTCTTGTTCTTGGCTTTGGCTCACTTGTGTGAGTTTTTCTAAGTTCGAGCCCATATGCTATCACAGGATATTCTGCATACCTGCCACCTTGTGATGGAACTATTTTAATATCTGGATATGCATTTTCCCAAAGTGCTTTAACTACTGCTATAAATTCAAGGTATGTTAAATTTCCACTAGCCTGAAGTGGCTCACCAAAAATTCTATCGTAACTTATATCATTGGTATTTCCAGATGGGAATCCAATTGTATTTTGGGTCATTATATCCCCTTACCTGTCGCAACATTAAAAGATATTTCTCTTAAAGTTCTTGAGGAAGTAACTGATATATTAAAATATAAGACTCCTCTTTCTTCTCGATCTGCGTAAGAATCCATCCTATAATTAACAAGTGCTCCTGATGATTTTAATGCAGATAAGAATTCTTGAACATAGCTTATAATTTTCTCATAACCAAATTTACCTATTGCTAAATTGCCCAAAGACTGAACTTCGTTAATAATAGTTGCAACTAATCTAACATTTGAAGAGTCTTCATAGTTTTGACTAATAGATTGAGTATAATCGCTAGTTAGATATATATCGTATAAAGCGGCTCTTCTTGATCTTTGCCCTCTAACTGCTGTATTGATCTTCTTTTCTTGTAGTCTTTTTACTTGGGCGGCATTTATATCAATTCCGTGCAATGATAATGCAGAAGGTATCCTAGTTTTTGTTAGTCCCATATCTATTCTAGTTGAAGACAACATTCCTGCAACTGCAGCTGCTAAAGTTGACGTATAGCTTCTTTGAAGTTGCTTGTGACTAAAAACTGCTTCGCCATAGAGTAAAATAACATATCTTCCATCATCTTTTGTAATATAACCATCTGGAGTAATTGAGCTATCTATGTCAAAATCTTTTGTATACAGTTCATCTATATCTTCTTGTTTGACTCCATTGCTTCTAGAGCCAATAATTCCAATTTGCACTTCGCCAGTTTCTTCTTGCATTTTATTGCAATGAATAGCTAACTGTTTTACGAAATTATTTGAACCAGTATTTATTATAGAAGCTTCTAATGGAACAATAATGTCAATGAACTCATAGTCTTCTAATAGCCTATAACATTCTACTAGCCTGTTGTAATATAGGTCATAGAAACTATATGTGTTTGGAGTTGTTGAATTGTCTTTAAATATTAATATATTTCTTGAATCGATATCAGGAACATACTCTGCCATATATCCTGCAGACATCAAATATATATCTCTTGCTCCAGAAGTGTATGCATCGAACATTCCTCTTAGGAGAGGTGAATTAAAGTCACCTCTTAGTATATTAATGCCTTCTTGCATTGACTTCACTTTAACAATACCATATGGTTGTATTGCGTCTGTATGACCAATCAATAAAACATTCATTGTTGATGAATCAGAAACACTGTCATATCTTGCTCTATTGTCAATCTTTATTGATTTAGAACCTATATCATATCCATCTTGATATGAAGCGTAGCCTTTTTTTGATTGAATATTTATTTCTTTAAAATCTTGAACTCCTGCAACTTCTGCTGTTATCTCTACAGAATAAAATCCATCAAAAAGATTTTGTGGAGTTTTAAATGATAATGTGTAAGATCCTACAGAATTTTTTTTCAAAGTATGAACAGGATCACTTGAACCTATTGGAAATAAATATCCAGTTGATATTGTTGACTCATTTGGGCTCACTGAATAAGGTCCAAGTATTGTTGGACCTACTCCATCCATTCCTCTGCGAAAAAGTATTTTAATATTTCCAGTTGGATCAGTGTAATTTACGCCTGATCTAAATATAATAGGAATCTCTACTTGAGTATTTGGACTTATTACTAGCATTTAAGAACTTGGACTTTCTTTTGTTGCACCAACTATCCAATAGTTGATTTTTCCTTGACGACCCCTAACACCATGTGCGCTATCTATTACATAGATCATAGCATCTTCTAGAGAACCGTCTCCTTCTTCATATATTCTATCTCCAGATTTTGGTTTTACCCAATCTTCGAAATAATAAATAATGTCTGCATTGACAACGTAACCTTCCATCTCTTCTTGTAGTCTAGTTGCCATTGTGGAGGTCTTTGCAACCATGCTTCTTGTTGTAATTCTCTCTAACGTATCAGAATATACGAAGTCATCTGACAATCTTCTTTGGTAGAAGATATCATGACCCCAATCGCTCAGAATCTTTTTAAAAACTCTTTTTGCATCAATCATACTGCCTTAGACCTCTATCTGGCATGGGGTCTTCTCCATCTACCACTCTTTTGCCAGGACCATATAGTTCTCTGTCAGATAGATAAATAACTCCACCAGTATTAGGATCTATTGTCTTTCCGGAGCTAAAGATCTTCTTTGTTGGAAGACCCTTAGGAATAACTCCACGCATTGAAACTTTCTTAGCGAGAATCTCTCTTCTTAAAGAAGATGCTATTTGACACCATGTAGTTGCATTTGATCTAGTTGCGACACTTCTGGGTGCAGAACTATTTCTTATTTCTAAATCTGCAAGTTTAACACTAAGTTCATCATCTCCGCCAAAACCATAAGTTCTGCTTAATTCACAAGCTGCAGCTGCTTTAATATATTCAAGAACGGTAAAAGGAAGTTCTGGATTAGTATTATCATCTTGTATTGCATACATTTCTTTTACTTCTAATGAATAATGATATATTAGTTCACCTATTTCAAGCAGGCTCGCATCTGGAAAAATCGATCTGAGTTCTTCTGGATCTAAATACAATGGTTCTATATCTGGAGCAAAAGTAATTGTTTCATCTGCCCTTAGTGTTACTGTTGGTTTAAATTCCTCCGTTGGAGTACTAACATAAAGCTGTTGATTAACAGTTATAAAACTTCCATTAGTTAAAGTTCCAATAAAAGTTACCTTATATTGACCAGCTTCAGTTGGAGTATAATCATAATAAAACTGAGAAGAAGTTAAAGAAGTTGCAGAAGTTGAGACTATTTCTGTGTCATCAGAATCGTAGATCTTAACCGATACTGTCGATGGACTAACATCTATTTGACCACCAGTTGCAGGATCTGTGTCAATAAATCTAACTTTAATCCTTACGGTATCATTTACTAGGACATTGCCAACGGTCATATAGACTCCAAATTAAAATAAAACTATGTAGTAATAGTAGTGTTTTTAGGCTTTATTTTGAATACTTAAACTGTCTCTATTGAGACTTCGCCATAATATTCATCTTTAAAGTTTTCAAAGGTGATAATTCCATTTGGAACATAATCAAAAGTAACATATCCAATTGTAGTTGCATTTGAAAAATCTTCTGCTGAAAATATAACAAAAGTTATATTGTTTAAAATAATAGGATTAGAAATTCCGGGAACATTAATTTGAACTACTCCCGTATATGTTATATTTGTTTCATTATAAGTTATAATATCGTTATATAGCATATTCCAGATCCTAAAATATTAGTTTTATGCTTAAATAGTATACGTATATCTTATGTCAACTCAGTCATAATTGAGATCTTCTTTTCTATCATAAGACGAAGGATCTATTTGATATAGATCTGTCAGTAAACTTGAACAAAGTTTTCTAATTTTTCTACTTTTATCAATTTCATTTAAAAATACTTGACTTAAATCATCGGCGTAATAGATGCTAGCCGTATTATGTGTTTCCGATCTTTTTCTAGCTATTTCATACCATTTTTCTTTACCATGAATAAGTTCACCATCAATCCATTTTTGAGTTGGACCAACGCGGTGCTTTAGATAGTTTCTTACAAGAAGCTTACTTGAACCCTTAACCATATTAACTGCATGGAAATATGGTTCTCCTCCAGGAAAAATAGGAGAACCGGATGGGAAAACAATTATGTCACCAGCTTTTGGTTTATAAAAAATAATATCATTTTTTACCAAGAAGACAATTTCTCCATCTTCATAATCATCATTAAGGTAAGTTGTGCATGTAAGTAAAAACTTTTCTCCTGGCCAATACCATTCGCCAATCCCATAGTCTGTATGGAATTGCATTGTTTTCTTCTCTCCAGTATCAACATTGATATCATACCTAGCGATATTTGGTTTTGTAATAAAACAGTTGCTTGGAAGTGGCACCTTGTTTCTAGATGCATATTCTGTTATCGCTATTGTATTAGACTCAATAGTTCTTTGTAGAAGATTTTTTTCTTTTAGATGAAGTTCTATATCATAATTTTTAGAATTGATTATATTTTTAATATAAAAATTTTTTATTTCTTCTTCGTTTTTTGTGTGAGCATATTTTCCAAATATAAACCAATCAGTCCAATCAGTGAATATAGCACTCTTGCTCACTTCCTCTGAATTGAACATCGTTTTAGCAAGTTCATTTGTATCGGGAAGCAAATTGCTATAAACGCATATATAGGGATATATCTCTGTGTAGGAGGTGTCAAAAGGTAGCATATTAATCGGCCAATTGATGAAAAGTTGTATAGGAGTATTTTTCTCCTGAAATTATTGGCCTTGTTTCATGATAAACGCTAGAATCAAAAAAAACGCACATTCCTGCTTTTGGCTTTATCTCTAAATAAGGCCTATCTGAGTCCTTAGACTTAAAAAAACATATTTCTCCGCCAGTATAATCATCATTTATATAATAAACGGAAGCTAAATCTATTCTAGGTTTTTTGTTTTCTATAACATAAGGATCGCTTGGTTCCCAATCTCTATGTCTTCCTATAAAATTAGCAATAGTATATCTTGCTATTGATTTTCCTGTACTAAATAATATTTGTTTTTTATAATATAAGTTTATATTATATTCTATTTTTGTAGAAAGATAACTAAAGTCATTGTATGTTTTTTCTATTCCAAAACTTTCAAAATGAATATTATTTGGAGCTTTTTCAAAAAAACCATTTAATATTGAGTTTTGAATTTCGGTTACTTTTTTGTCCTCAATAATATTGTCGACTATAATCATTGGGTACATTTAGAGTGTTTCCCATCTTAAATATTTTCTAAATTCATTAATGCTAAATACTGATGGGTCAACCCACCAATCTTCGTGTTTTTCCCTTACAACCAGTGCGTAGCCTAAGCTATCCAATATCTCTCTTTGAGCATCCCTCATTGCAGAATTTCTGAAATACATATTGGCATCGTGTTCAAAAGTTATTATTGAGAACCTATATTGAGTCAGGGGAAGTGATATTAATCCCAATAAACTTAGGTAGTGGTTACCGAATGGTCTTCCATCGTGCTGATATCCTGCATCTATATCAACTTGTAAATAGTCTATTTGTTTTGGAAAATTATTATTTTCAAAATAAGATATATAATTGAAACTTAAAGCGTCACCAAAACAAGGATTTTTTCTATTTGTGCTAAATTCATTTCTTCTATCTTCTAGAATTTCAAAAGAAACTCCACTCCAATTATAGCTTGATTCTAAGTAAAATGTGTTGCTTCCTAACTTAGAGTCAAAAGCACCTAGCTCAACATAAAAACCATTATTTTTTTCGTTAAAAATTTCTACTACAAATTTTTCCTGAGAAGAACTTCCTTTATACATAGAATATTCAAACCTTACAATTTATATTCTTTACTATTTATTTTATTATGAACATCTTTAATTATATCTGGCATCCAAAATTTATGTGGATTTTCTTGTCCAACAATCTCTTTTTGCTCAAAAGAAGTTCCATAGCAAGATATGCTCAAGAATGCATATCTTTGTCCAAATGTTACTGGATAAACCTCATGCCTTCCCATGTATGATGATGGATATATTGCTACACTGCCACTTTTGGGTGCATAAACATATGGAACATTCGGAAAATGAATTTGTCCACCCAAGTAAGAATAATCAGTCATTTCACTTTCGCTAGACACGCAGTCATTAAGATAGAGATTTATACTTGAGCTATTGTGCATTGATACTTGATTTCCCGTTTCTTTACCCCACTCATATGGTACCTGATCGTCACAGTGTGGTCCTATTCTTTGACCATTTTCATATCCAGCTATATGACCAGTTGGTCTCCACCATGAAGTAGTCGCTGCATCAGGGAAATAACAGCAATATTCTACTAAAGCATCATAAACTGCATTTTCTAAATTGTCTACAAAATTAATATATTCCTTTGGTGTTTCTGTATAAAAATTTTGGCCTTTAGTGTCTAGATATCTCTGGGGCGCTTGTTGTACATCTTCTAATTTAAACTTAAATCCAGTTTTATTAACTGCATACTTTACTCCATTTTCTTCGTGGTAAGTAAATGTATCTTCTTGATTTTTGCGAATCCAATTTATATATTCAAACAAAAAATCTTGATCTATATCAATAACGTCTTCGCAAATTACAACTCCCATTCCAATATGTCTTGACTTCATAATTTTCCTTAGTAATTTGACTTAGTAATATAATATTGTTCAGAGTTTTCTGAATACCCACATTCTTTAAGGTATCTCTGAAAATCCTCTCTAAGCGTTGACATATATACGTTAGTCGCCTTTTCTGCCAACTCTGGTTCGGTAACGGGGTCTGCAACATATTCGTGCACTGCTGGATTTGGAGTTCCTTGACTATACCAACCTAGATAACTATATCTGAACCCATTGGTAACTGGTTTCACTTCATGAGCTGCCATATAATTCGATGGAAACATTATTATATCTCCCTTTTTAGGAGAATAATCTATATTTAAGTAATTAAAGTAATGATGACCACCAGTATAATTTTGACTATTTAAATCCTCTTCGTTATCAACAGAATCATTGAAATAGACTAAACTAGTGAGGACATTTCTTAAAGCTAATTGATCTTTTGGTTCTAATATTCCATATATATAGTCTGCGCTTATATCAGAATGAGAACCAAGATACACATTTTTTGGATACTGCAATATATGACCTTTTACTTTCCACCAAATACATTTATACGCTAGAGGAAAAATTTCCAGATATTGTAGGAGGCACTTATCTTTACATTGTTCTAAAAAGTTTAGAATTTCTTTTACATTTGAGTCATCTTTATAATGTATTGAACTAGCTCTCTTTGGCATTAAGTCTATACTTGTTTTATTGAAGAAGTAACCACTTTTATTAACATATATTTCTTCACCAGTTTCTGGATCTATTCCAGGGCTATACATATCAGACCATTCCTCTTGGATTAATTGATCTGATTTTTTAATTAAATAATCCCAGTCTAATTGAATACAGTTTTCAAAAAGAACTACTCCACCACCAAGATTTTTAGGATCAACTTTATTAAATAACATTTTTTATAATTTCCCTATTGGTATCATGACTTGTCATGGGTCTTTTAACTGCTTCAGTTAAATACGTATTTTTTTCTGAGTATATATCAATATTTCTTTTTTTAAGATGGTCAATATAATCATCCATTATGGATGGCATCCAGACTTGACCACTATCTATTACATCAGAAGGCTGCCTTATATTTACTCCGACTTTTTCATCGTTTGATCCTTGCGCAAAATATCCAACATATGCATATCTTTCTCCATGTTGACATTCAAGCACTCTGTGTGTGCCCAAATAATTAGAAGGAAACATAAGAACATCTCCAGCTTTTGGAGAATATTTATAGTCTGCATAAGGAAAGTATATTTCGCCACCAACGTAATCATAATTATTTTTGATTAGTTCAACAGATTCAACAGAATTATTAAAATAAATTAAACCACCAAGAACATTTCTGATAGCAAGTTGCTGATCTGGTTCTGCTCCTGGCTGATAATTAACATCATTATCACAATGTATACCAAACTTTGCGCCAGGGCCATATCCAACTATATGGCCCTGAGTTCTCCACCACAAACATGGGATCATCATTGGAAAAAATTCCACATATCTCAACATACAGTTGTACAAAACTTCTTCACATATCTTAAAAAATTTAAAATATTTACTATCTAATGTTTTATCTTCAAGAAAATTCATTATGTGGTTGCACGATATGTTAATGTCCTCTAATGAATATCTATGACCGCTTCTGTTTATTGCATACAGAGGATTTTCATCTTCATCTTTTATGTAAGTAAAATCTTGCTCAAGCGCTGTTTGTCTTAGTGAGGCTGCAAAATCTATTATAAAAGAATAATCTTCCATTGGTATAACATTCTTAAACAGAATGATTCCCATGTCGTGTTTTTCTATATTATCTTCTTTAACATCAAACATATAATTTTACACCAATTTTGGTTCTGTTCCACATGGTCCTTCTGGAAGATCAACAGCTTGGGGTTCTTTATTCATTAAATCATTATCTTCAAAAGTAATTGTATCGTGACTTTGACCATATTGAGTAACCTCCCTACCCTGATACACTGGATTCCATCCTGCTTCTAGACCAAATTGTTCAGCTTTAGTCTCCCATCTAGAATATTCTGTTCTACAATACATTTCATAATCATCATAAATATTGTTCAACCAAACTGGTGGGCACCATTCAAAACTCTCTTTTGGCTCAGTGATAACTATATTACACGATTGGTCTGAAGATCCTTGTCCAAAAAAGGTTAAATAGGAATATCTAACTCCTTTTCCCATTCTTTCTACGTCATGAGCTGCAACATAATTTGTTGGAAAAAATATTATATCTCCCTTTTTTGGTTTATAAGAAATTTTTAAGTGTACAAATCTTAAATTTCCACCAGTAAAATTCTTTCCATTTAATTCTTCCTCTGAGTCAACACAATCGTTTAAATAAATTAATGCACCACATGTTTGACGAGAGGCAACCATCCCCTTAGGCATATATCTAATACCTTTAGTAACCTTATAGTTTGTGTCGTTATCTGCGTGACAACCCAATATTCCACCATCACCATATCTAAGAATATGACCTCTAGTTTTCCACCAAATTGAACCTATCATCAAAGGATAGTAGTCTATATATTTAATAAGACTTTTGTATATTTGATCTTCTAAATAGATAAAGAAATTTTTTATTTTCTCTTTTGTATTTGGATTTACAGGATCAAGTATTCTAACTGGTGCTGCTGGAACATCTTCCATTCGATACCTAAAACCATCTTCGTTAATTCCATAAGTTACACCATCTATTTCTTTGTAATTCCATCTGGATTCATGGGCCTTTTGTGCTCTTTCGTCTATGTGGCTCAGAATAAGATTTTGATCAATTTCAAAGGCGTTTTTTACAACTATGATACCTGGCGCAAGTTCTTCTGTCTCAAGCTTAGCTATTTCATTGATAACATTTTTATCAAACTCTGGAGACACTGGATATGCTTCTGAACTCATTCTAGACTCATCTCTTAAGAAGAATTCTTTGTTATCTTCCATTATCCTAAGACCTCATCTATTGCTTCTCTTACTGTCCATCCTGCACCTTGAATTCTGGGAATTGTATCTAGAGGCATATCTTGCCAATTGAATCTAGACATCATAATGCCATCTCTACTTACTAAGAACTTTTCATAATTATGAGATATCCTAGCTATAGCTTGCCCTGCTAAATTTTGCCCCATTATTGCTTGATCAGAAGCGTCTGCTTTACTATCGGAATATGCTCTTTTTTCATAACCTTTTAAGGCTGAAAATAATGGGTGCTCATTTTTTCCATTTACTTCAACTTTTTCTAGAATTGGAAAAGTAACAAATGAATAATTATCTTTTATAAAATTATCAATTTCTTCATTAGTTCCTGGTTCCATAAAGCCAAATTGGTTACATGGAAATCCCAATACAGAAAAGCCTCTGTCTTTAAATTCTTCATGTACGTGTTGTAGTTGCCATAATTGTCTACATGTTCTTGCGTAGGACCAAAACTTTGAGCATTGTGGACTATATCCATACTTACTAGATATATTGACCATTAAAGTAATTTTACCACGAAAATTAGATAGATAATTATTTTCACCAGTAATAGAATTTATTTGTATATCATAAACAGACATTATTTTTCTCCAACAAAATTTACTTGTAAATAATTGTCAACTTTTATTTGACCAAAAAGATTATCATCATCCAACGATAGGTTCATGGTCAATGTACAAGGTATGGGGAATTCAGTTTTTCCAACCAGCATTATGAAATTTTTTGTGTTATTTTTTTGCTGAAGATTAACAAAGCCTTTTTCATTATATATTTTATAATGAGCTATATTATCTAATATAGATATATCAAAATAACATTCTTCTTCTCCAAATGGTGTATCTATTTTAAGATTCCATTTACCTAAAAAATTTTTATTATATTCATCCATAGATATAATTATATCACAAAGTCCTATTCGTAATAGAAACTTCCATTAGATAATGCTAGAGGTGGATTATCCTTATGCCAAAGATTAACAACAAGCACTTGTCTTATTCCAGACTTTGACCCAACTGTATTGTGTAATACATGACCGGCATCAAAAAAAATAGCTCTATTTCCTTTGTAGGCTATTTTTTCTCTATCTTTTTTTAAAGATATATATTTTTTAATATATTTTTTTTCTAGTATATTTTTTTTGCCATCTTCTAATGTTTTTTTATGAATTTCTAAAAATCCACCATCTTCATTTTCTTTGCCATAAAAAACACAACCATATATTGGTCCTTTAAAAATTTTTGATTCTGCGTAAAGAAATGTATCTTCATCTACATGAATGTCTAAATATTGTCCTGGAAGATAAGTTCTTGTCCAATATTCAAATCCCAAAATATCATTTAGATCCCAAATCATTAGATCTTTCCATAAAGATTGGATAACTTTTTTCTTTAAAGTATTAGCTGGAGTTCTCCACCAGCCATCCCAAAACATGTATGGGGCAAAGCAGTCGCTTTTTTCATCATGATATGAATTTAGATGTTCTGCTATTTTTTCTCCATAATTCATTATCTCGGGAAAAAAAAGATTGTCAGAAATTACTTCCTCATATGTATCTTGATCTAAACAATTGTCTTTTATCAACATGTAAATTGAAATTATTTTACTGATCTTCTTCTTCTGAAGATTCTTGCTCAGAAAAATTCATTGGTTGAATAATTTGATTCAAATAATTTTTAACTGATTTTTTTTCTGTTCTAGAAAAATATTTAAGAACAATATCTTCTATAGTATTGTTTTTTCTTCTATCGTCTAAATAGTCAGATGAATTGTATATCATATCCAATATATCAACACTTGAAACTGTTTCTAAATCTAGTGAGTTATTTACTGCAAATTCATATATCTTAGATTCAAAAAATTCCTTTTCTTTATCGATAATTGATTGTGGAATAGATATTGGTAGAGGAAAATTTTCTAACAATGAAGATAATGTTCTGTATCTTATGTTTAACATAAACCATTTTTTGAATTTTGAACCAAGCTCAGCTGGCTCAACTATTGACTGTCTAGGATCTTCATTTCCATTAAAATAATGCTCTAATACAGTACTTGGCTGAGAATCAATTAATTCTTGTATTGCATCTGATGGAATATCCCAATCTTGAAATGCTTTTTTGCATTTTATTGCAATTGTGTCATTTGAATTCCATGGATCTTCCGCCAAGATAGACCATTGATATGCCATTTTTAAAATATGTGGGAAAGTCTGAGACATAAAAACTCTACCTGGCCAATCTTTATACGCCCTATCAGTAATTGATCCATGTGTTAATTTTGCAATATAAAGGTTAGACATTGATGCTAAAACCAACTGCCAACCAAGTACGCCGTCATTTCCAAGATAATCTCTATCTACAATATCTGGTGCACCTTCTTTATTAGCATCTGCGAACGGCATAGATGCATAGTTATCATCGATCAAATCACATCTTCTCTTTGGATCTATGGCTGACCCAAACCATTCACCATGTTCATCTTCTGATACATTAGCAACGGAGTTGTGAAGTATAAAAGTGTGAGACTCTTTATCGTAATCTCCACTTAGAATATCCTCAAGTGACTCAAATGTTTCAGCGTTTATATCTTGTGAATAATTTTCTGATTTAATTCTATAAACAAATTCAGTTTTGAAAAAAAACATTTTTGTAAAGGCTATTAGAACATGATCTTCAATTTCATATAAATCATAATGAAATAACTCTTTTAGACCACTTGAATGAACTGTATATATGCCAAAATCTTCTTTAATATCAGTTATGGCATAACATGCATATAGCGATGGATCGTAATTTTCTACATTTTTATAAATCATTGAAAATTTAATCTTCCTTTTAATTAATTAAATTGGATAATTCTTTAATTTTTTCTTCTACTTTTTTAATTTTTAAAATTAATTCTTTTATATAAAATTCAGACATTTTATCTTCCTCTGGAATAAAATTATCTATATCAAAACTTTCTGGATCTTTACCTATTGCGCACAATCTTTGTATTAAATCTTTTTCAAAAGATTTTTTTGTCTGTTTATATGTAAGTAGCTTTTCTTCTAGAGTCAAAGAAAAATTCATTTTATTCATTTTCCAATTGATTGATTTTGTTTTTTATATTAACATAGACCTCAGTGTGTAACTTTAAAATAAGTAAGTTTGAATATGTATCAATAGATTCATCTATCTCTTCAAATGACCCAAGAAAAGAATCAGGATCAAAATCATCAGGATCTAACCCAGATTCTAGAATCTTTTCAAGAATTGCTTGCTCTCGAGAAATCAGAACTTTGTTATAAACTTCTAATTTTGTTTCTTTTTTTAAGTTTGAAAAATTCATTTATTAATATCTCTTTTCTACTCTGATCTTAGCTATAGTACTGCTAAAATGAATACAATCAATCCTATTCTGGTTCCTTAAACTTTGGTAGACCTTCCGTTTTTGGACCTATTGTATTACCTTTTTCGTCTAGACCAGTTCTGATTCCATTCATCCAAGTCCATGGTTGTTCATGTAGTTTTTTCATTTTTGCATCACCGTATGCTTGTCTTTTTTCCATTAATTCTTTTTTATCCCATAAATTTTCTATTGAAAAATCTACTTCTTGTAGTAGGTTGTTTGGATAAATATTAAAGAACATAAATGGCGTGCCGCTTTTAAAAATTACTGGCTCACCAATTTTTGTAATTTTCCAATTCATATTAAACTCATCTGGCCACCAAGAACTAGGTATGCTTGCAGACAAAGGAACTGCTCCATCAACGAAATAATTTGGAGATCCAGTGATCCAAGTATCGTACCCTTCCTCTGTATTGATTGCCCATCCGGTAGCAAATGACATAATACCTATTATTGATGGTATTACAACAGGTCTGCCATTTAAAAATTCTCCGTCAAGGACTTTTGGAGGAGAATTTCCACCATCCCACTGAACCACCACATCTTGCTGAAGAATTAATTCCCATCCATTAACATTTGCTGCTGACATTGGCAAGCATCTATACGCATGTTTGTTGTACGTTTCGTCCATCCAATCTCTTTTGAGTCTGGATTGCTTAATGCTAGGCGGATTCTGATGAGTTTTCGTTAATGTTACTTTCATTATAGCTTTCACTTAATAATTTTTCTATGGTTTTTTTTATATTATTTAATGCTTGTTCAGAATTAGTTTGCCTATTACCACTATTAAATGCCAAATCTAATAAATCAGAATTGCAAAATCTTACATATCTTTGACCGTCTCTAGAAACAATAAATTTTTCAAAGTTTCCATGAACTGGGTCTCTATTCTTTTGAAATTGTTCATATAGTGCATGTTGTTTTCCGCTAACTTCATAATAACTTAATTTACAATTTTCATTTAATATATTTACCATTTCAGAAAATGGTAAATCCGTATCATACAATACTTTCATATGATCTCTCATGTTTTCTGCACTTGTGTTTGAATCAGCAAATTCTCCATAGGCGTCTTGACAAAAATCAATACTTGGAATTGCTAGAACTTCAAACCCCTGATCCCTATACTCATTATAGAGATTTTGAATAATGGGATACTGTGCTGAATTTGCACATTCTCCAGTAACATTGACTATCATTGTTACTTTTCCCTTTAATTCATGAAGAATATTTTTTTTACCGTCTATTGAATTAAGGTCAATAGTATATATATTAGTTTCGGCTTGCTCAACTATTGATTCTTCTGAGTTTTGTTCCATTTTCTTCTTTTTCTTCTTTAAATTTATTTGCTATTTGATTATATTGTAAATTATTATCCTTATAATCAAACATTGTTACAGCTGAATACTTGATCCCATCTGTAACAGGCATAGCGCCATGCGCATAAATATAGGTTGAAGGGAAGAAAATTACATCACCTTTTTGTGGTTTGAAATTTATTTCAAGATATGGAAACCATAACTCTCCACCTTCATAATCGTCATTAAAATATACTATTGAAGACAGGGTACAGTTGTAGGAAAATCCATGGTCTGTATGGACAGCAAAATGCTGACCTGGATTATACTTCACGAAGTTTATTGCTTCCATAAACTCCATTTTAAAGTTATATCTGCTTTCATAATCTGATAAACAGCTTCTTAAAATAGATTCTGTATCTTCATATATATTTTTAATTTCTGACAATTCCTCTGGGAGCACCTGCCAGTGCGCTGAGCTCACTTTAAGGTCAAGACAATCTCTATAATCTGGCATACTTTCTTTGTATCCAACTGTTGCCTCGTTCCACTTAAAGTATTCGTGAGAACTGTCTTTTAGACAAGTTTCCAATCTTTCTGGAATATTTAAATCAGTAGATACAGCTTTTCTGTACAAAATGATTCCAAATTTTGGGTCTTCTACATTATATATTTCCATGTTCCTCTGCAATTCGTTAATATGCTTTTGTGATATACTATATCATAGTACGTAACATATATCAACGCAAAAACGGAAAATATCACTATGAACAGTAGGGCAGACGAAGAAAAATCCTTAATTGAACCTGGACATTTTGGATCTAGCGCTGAAAATATCAAAATAATTACTAACTTTATTAGTATTAATGATATAAAAATCATTCAAAATTTTCTTCCAAATATCAATGAATGGATGGATTCTGGCGAAAATAAATACGACGAAAATGGCACCTGCATATATGATGCTGCATATTGGTCAAATCGCCAATGCAGTGGAGATATTTTAAAAAGAATAAATCCTGAAGTTTACAACATAATTGATTTTTATATAAATAAAATGAAGCTATTCTTAGACCAAGAATTTAAAGTTGACCTTTCAACTAGGCCACCTGTTATTATTAAGTGGAAACCTGGAATGGAACAACAACCCCATGCAGATAAACAAACGAATGATGGAAAACCCAATCCATTTCCAACGTATGATATTAATTCTCTTTTTTACTATAATGATGATTTTGAAGGTGGCGAATTGTATTATCCTCAACACGATATCGTCGTCAATCCCAAGCCAGGTTTAGCGGTTGCCCATCCTGGTGATATACATTATCTACATGGTGTAAAAACCATAATTAGCGGATATAGATACACTACTCCATCTTTTTACACAATAAACAAAGTTTATTAATAATGAATATTTCTCCAATAGAAAATGTTTCTTTTAAAGATATTATAAATAATATAGATAATTATTATAATCTTTTTTTAAAAAATGGTTTAATCTTTTTTAAAAATGCAAACGTTTCTCCAGATGAGCAGCAAAAAATTTCTAATGAGTTAGCTAAAAAAATTAAATGTAATTATGTGGCACCGATAGATTATGAAGATCATTCATTTACTTTTAAAAAAAATAATAAAATTTATTCAAAAAACGATCTTTTTATACCCTGGCATTTAGAGCATTGCGAGAAACCATTTTCTCAAGTAGCAACTTCTTGGAACATGGTACATCTATCTTCCGACTATGGAATTGGTGATACTGGATTTGTTAATTCATACGAACTGTTTAATAGAATGCCCTATGAATGGAAAGAGCTATTGAATCAATCATACATAATTGATCATAACAAAAATTTTCCTGCTAGAAAATGTATTCAAAAACATTTTTTTAAAAATCAAAACATAATAAAACTATCACCCAATAAAGAAGATAAATTATATTCGGTTAATAATCAATTGCCTTCAGATAAGAATTCAAAACTTTTTTTAGAAATTACAAATTGGTATTTAAATGAAACTGCTAACAACACAGACTTACAGGTCTGGTGGCATTGGTCTGAAGGAGATTTACTAATAGTAGATTTGTCCCTAATGGCACATGCGGTAAAAGGAGGTTTTACTTTGGGAGAAAGAGTTATAACAAGAAATTGGATTTTTAAAGAAGAATCTGATTATCTAAACCAAAAGGAACACAATGAATAATCTTTGTATTAAAAGAAATGTTATCGATATTTCATATAGTCAAAAGATAATAGATTATTTAAAAAATAATAGTCCATCCAAAGATCCTACTGGATATTCTCCATTTGGAGTGTATTCAGGCATTTCTAGTAACGAAACATTTCAAGATATATTTAAAATAATATATTCAAATTGTAAAAATCTTATTCAAGATAATTTTAATTGTCAAGTATACGACGAAGGAATGAGTGACATAACGGAAATGAGTACAGGACATTTTCTACCTGTTCACTATGACCACAACCCAGCTTTAAATAAAAATGTTTTAACAAAAACTGGTGCAGGTCACCCAGAAAGAAATATAAGTTCTGTATTTTATTATAATGATGATTTTCAGGGTGGAGAATTATATTTTCCAAATCAAAATATTTTAATAGAACCAGAACCTGGATTGTTCGTCTCATTTCCAGCTAATGACGATTTTCCTCATGAAGTAAAAGTGATAAAAAATGGTCGTCGTTGGTGTTCTACTTCTTTTTGGTGTATTAAGAAAGATTAAGCTTGTAGGTCTCCTATTGCGACCCAAGTATTTGTTGCTCGTTTAATCAACGTTGCAGATGACCATTGTGCTCTTAACTTGAGTCCCGGAGTAGCATTTATTGTTACACCAGCACCAGCAGTAATTGTAGTCTGCCCTGCACCAGTTTGAAGTATTATTATCTGAGATCCAATTGGGAATGCAACAGAAGAGTTTGGTGGAACAGTTAAGGTATTTGCAGCAGCATTTGATACTTCAACTAATTTATCTTTGTCGGTTAAAACAACAGTGTAGCTCGCAGCTTGGGTGTTAGTAACCAATGTGCTTGAGGGGAAGTCTATTACTGTTGTACCATTGCCAACTTGAATCTTTTTATTTGTAGAATCCCAAGACATTATTGCGTCTGTTGATGATGAAGAAGTTGATAAGGTCAATGTTGGTGTTGTTATAGTGGGACTGGTTATTGATGGACTAGTTGCTAGAACAACAGAGCCAGAACCAGTTGTTCCATTGCTTAAAGCAGATGCTGCAATCTGCGACCCATTGATATGAACTGCGCCGACATCAATGGTTCCAAGTGTTCCTGAGAAAACTTCAGATGTATTTGTTGCATCTGGTATAAATGTAAACTTACCAGTTGAGTCGTCGTATCCAAAAAATCCGGCCTTCGCTGATGTTCCGTCGTGCCAGCGAAACTCGACACCACGGTCTTTGTTGTCATCCGACGCTGGAGCAGTATCACCACCAACCGTGATGATTGGGTCATCTACGGTAATCGTTGTTGAGTTAACAGTTGTTGTTGTCCCGTTAACTGTTAAGTCTCCGCTAACAGTGAGGATTCCGGCAACAGTGATGTTGCCTGTTGTATTTAATTGGGCAAACTGCACAGATGCGTCTGTAGCTACAGATTGGCCAATTGCAATTGAAGCACTAGAGCCCTCGCCTGGTGTGTGAGTAACGGTAACCCCAGTTCCAGCGGTTATATCAGAGATGTAATTTCCTGTCGTATCTGTTCCAAGGGCAACTGAGTTTGCAGCGATTGTTGCGGTGATTGACGCATTAGCCGAGCCATTGAACGAGGCGGAACCAGTGACATCGCCTGTCAACTCAATCGTTCTTGAGGTGGCAAGCGTGGTTGCGGTATCTGCATTGCCCGTCAAATTTCCAGTGACATTGCCCGTTACGTTACCCGTCAATGGTGCGTTGACACCTGCAAAAGTCACGGTAGAGTCAGTACCGACGGCCTGACCAATAGCAATTGTGGGTGTTGCGGCTTCCCCAGAGTTATTGCTCAGGGTTACACCAGTGCCAGCGACAAGAGACTCAACATACGAGCCGACCGTATCCACGGAGAGATTGACGGCGTCGTTTACCCAGGCGGTGCCGTTCCAGCGCAAGAAGTCACCATTTGCAGCTGAAGTTATTGTAACGTCAGCGAGACCATTAAGATAAGCTCCACTTATATCTGCAGTTAGATATGAAAGAGAATTCCAGGCTGTTGTTCCATCTCCAACTTTAAGTTTACCGGTATTTGTTTCATATCCGATTTCTCCTGCGTACAAAACTGGATTATTAGTTGACCAAGACGATGAAGTAGCCCTTTTAAACTGAATTCTTGCGCCAGACATTAAACTTCTCCTCCATCATATGTAATTGAAATATGATTTGTTACTTCTGCTTCAAAAATATCAGGAAGAGCATTTCCGCCATCAATATTCAAAGATTGACCAGGTGAAAACTCTACAACGTTTCCTGATGAATCCTTGTAGAACATCTTACCATCAGCGTAATTAAGAGCTAATTCTCCGTGTTCAAGCGATGCTGGAATCTGAGAAGAAACTCCTGATCTTTTTATTTTTATAGTATTAGACATACGTTAACCCTTTATTTAAAGCTTGGTGGGAAGTATGGTGGGAAGTATGGTGGGAAGAAAGGTGGGAAGTATGGTGGGAAGTATGGTGGGAAGTATGGTGGGAAGTATGGTGGGAAATAGGGTGGAAAGAAAGGTGGGAAGAAAGGTGGGAAGTATGGTGGGAAGAAAGGTGGGAAGAAAGGTGGGAAGAAAGGTGGGAAGAAAGGTGGGAAAAAGGGTGGGAAGAAAGGTGGGAAATATGGGCTATACTTAGTATAGGCAACTGGTTCTCTACGAGGATAAACAGTATTAGCAGAAGGGCTAGAAGAAATTATTTCATCTAATCTTGTCAATAAAGGCTGACCAGCAGTTGGGTCATTTAATGCAGTATTTGTTACAGTTCCTTTAGTAAAATCTGCTGCTGTTAATTTGGGATCAGCAACAGGTGGTTTATCCCCAACAATATTAGGGACATTATTTTTTCTTGTTCCAGACGCATTACCAATATTAAAAGCCATAATTTAACCTATAATCTTTTTAAAAAAATTTAAATGTATAATATATATTATACACCTAGAAGGTTCCGCCATCAATTGTAAAACCAGCTAAAACACTACTGTTTCCATATAGGGCACCAGAGATTCCAACACCACCTGTGACGACTAATGTTCCAGTTGTATATGAACTGGACGCAGTTGCGGCGGTGAACGTAACGGCACCATTTGCAGCTAATGAGGTAAAAGCACCTGTTCCTGGAGTTGTTGCGCCTATGCTAGAAGTATTAATTGTTTTATTACTAAGGTTTTCAGACCCAGCTAAAGTAGCTAAAGTTCCACTTGTTGGAAGGGTTAACGATGTTGTTGCGGTTGTGGTAAGAGTAGTATTATGAGCACCTGAGGTTTCAAGATTTCCACCAAGAGTAATTGTCTTAGAACCATTATTTACACCAGTGCCACCATAGGTTGGTCCAACAATTGTACCCTGCCAAACACCAGATGAAATTGTTCCAACAGATGTCAAGCTAGAAGCTGTAACCCCTGAACCAAGTGTTGAGCCACTAAGAACTGATGTTCCATTAATGGAAAATGCTTTTCCTGAAGCAAGATCTAGATGCTCTGAAGAAGTCCACGAGTCTGTTGCATCAACCCAGTTAAATGTTTTATCAGTAGTTCCTTTAAGAGTAATACCGCCACCGTCAGCACCTGCATCAGTTGGAGACCCTGTAGAACCGAGCTCCAAGTTCTTATCATCAACTGTGACTGTTGTTGAGTTGACGGTTGTTGTAGTTCCATTTACCGTTAGGTTTCCAGTAATTGTTACGTTTCCGCCTGCAGCTACGTCATTAAACTGAACATTGCTATTTGTTGCCACTTCTTGACCAATTGCAATTGTTGCGTTTGACCCCTCTCCTGGAGTATGTGTAATGGTTACACCTGTTCCAGCAGTAAGGTCTGACATGTAGTTACCAGTAGTGTCTGTACCAAGAGCAACGCTGTTTGCCGCAATTGTTGCCGTAATTGATGCGTTTGCGGAGCCATTAAATGAAGCAGAACCAGTGACATCACCAGTAAGTTCAATCGTTCGCGAGGTGGCGAGGGTCGTGGCGGTATCTGCGTTTCCAGTAACATTGCCCGTGATGTTTCCAGTAACGTTGCCCGTCACGTTTCCTGTTAAGGGCGCCGTAACACTCGCAAAGGTTACGCTAGAGCCAGTACCAACTGCCTGACCTATAGCAATAGTTGGAGTTGCTCCTTCTCCTGAGTTATTACTGAGTGTTACTCCAGTTCCAGCAACTAGTGAAGATACATAATCACCAGTCGTATCAGTTCCAAGGGCAACTGAGTTTGCAGCGATTGTTGCTGTCAATGTTGCGTTGCCGAGGTTTGTAACAGTAGCACTACCGCTAAGGTCTCCCTCTAATGTTATTGTAAAGTCGGCAACATCAAAATCTAATGTATTATCAGTATCGTCGTAGCTTACGCTAATTCCAGATTCTGTGTTTGAAGATACCATTGCTCCAACAACATCTGCTACAGCCTCATTAAAGTCTGTAACTGCTGTAGATGCTATTGCAATATTTGTTGATGCGGCAGTTGTTAAACGACCCTGTGCATCAACAGTAAATGTTGCTACTGCCGTAGCTGAACCATATGAGGCTGCTGTTACTGCTGTATTATCAAGATTGATTGTAACTGTATCTGTTGCAGAAGCGACTGATGTAAGACCTGTACCGCCAGAAATGGTCAAAGTGTCTGTGCCAGAAGTTATCGTTTGGTTAGCGCCACTGTCTGCAGCTACCGTAAACGACGTTGCAACGGCTCCAACAGCAGTATCGACATATCCTTTTGTTACAGCGTGTGTGCTGGAACTGGGAGCCGGAACTATTACTGTCCCTGAAAATGTTTTATTACCAGAAATTGTCTGAGTGCCAGTTAGTGTTGCAAAAGCTCCGGGACCGGCTATTGCAAGGACGGACGTTGCATCTCCGCCCGAGTCACCTTTGCCATAATAAAGTGTTTCATCAACCTCGTTAAATGCTAATTCAGCATTTTTTAAACCAGACGGAGCGCCAGATGCTCCACTTGTTCTTCTTTTAATTCTAATTGTATTAGCCATTTAAAAATTTCCTCCATCCGTAACTTCTTTTTCAGGCGCATTGACCCAAACAGCTCCGTTATATCTTAATATATCATTGTTCGCAACTGAACTGATAGTAACATCAGTTAAACCATTTAAAACTGATTGTGTAGTTATAGCTGATTCTGCTGCTATAATTCTATCTTTAACTGTTAAATGCGATCCAGCTGGACTAAGACCCAAAACTGTCTCAATAGCTTCTACTGCATCATTTAGGTCAGCATGCTGCTGATGATGTGGCACTGTAGCTGAGTTTAGTTTATCTGTTGAAGTTGGATTAACAAAATTATCCAATGTACCAGGATATAGCGTAGGCATTGTTCTCCTTATAGGCTAAATATTTTATATTGGTCATTGTTCCAGTTAATTGTAACTGAAATAGTTTCTGCTGTAGCAGATATGGGCAAACCAGTGGCTGTATCAATATAAGCTATTAATCTAGATGTTGAGGCAACACCTGTATCTCTGTAAATAACTAGATATGCAAAACCAGAATTGCCATAATCTTCTATTGTTATATTATCTGCGTCAAAAATACCAAGAGAAGTTGATTTTTCAGTTAAAATACTTGAAGTTGCAGCAATAGCATCATTAGATATATCTGATAAAAATTGATCGGTATTTAAGTTAACAGAATAATTATTTTTTACTAAAGCAATTTTTATTGTATTATCAGTTAGATCCAATAAACCCTCAAGTAAAGCTTCTTTGGCTTTGGCATAAAGTGCATTGGCCATCATGGGCCAACTTCTGAAGAAACAATTAACCTATACTTATAACCTGATTCAAAGTATTCTTTATTATCAGTATTATAAACTGGAGTAGCGTCATCGGATGGAAAATCTATGTATACATCAGCTTTCCATGAATGCATTGATATTTCTGTATCTACAGTTTCCCATCTACATGGTGTTTTCTGTATTTTCTTTTTTTGAGCCTTAAAATACTTTGAGGTCAAAAAGTTTGAAGCTGGGCGAGAGCTAAAGCTTATAGTAACTCTTCCGTTGTTTTCATCATTATAGATATAAAAACTACCAGTTAAAGGATCTGTTGAAATTATGTAAAAATCTGGATTTTTTGCTAAAATCTGATAACCAGTCTCTATATCCACCCTAACTGATTTATCTTCAACTAAAACCTCATTAAGAACAGTACCCTGAACCTCCTGGAGAATAGATGGTGTAGCGGAATTGGTCTGACTCGCAAAATTAATTTGTTCTTCTGGAATAGTTAAACCAGAAGAATCTACTAAATTAGCTACTTTTATAATATAATCTGAACCAGAAGATAGTACAACATTCCAATAAAGAGTTAAAGTTCTACTAATCTGATTATAATCAGTTATTGTATTTATAGTTCTAAAAGCAGAACTAATTTCAACTGGTGTAGCAGCATCAGTAAATAATTTAAAGTTAGCGTTTACTAAAGAAGCTATTTTTATTGTTCTACCAAATTTAATATTAACTGTATTAACAGTTACGGTAGCGTTGTCTATTAAATACAAGCTCACTCAGTACACTCCATTAATAAAACCTAATTTAATAGTAACAAACCAAAACAAATAAAAGCATAGGGGGTAGCAGATTTCTCTACTACCCCCTAGCTATAGGGTTAAATCGCAACTATAACAACCCTAAGGTCTATCAGGTTGCCTCGTTGGTAACCATGATTTCGTAGTTACGGCTTAGTCTGACATTCTTGGCTACAGTAATACCTTCACCATCACCTAGCATTACGATGTCATAGCGCTCCTTCATCTTCAACGAACGAAGATCGCGGCTTGGATCATCGAATTGGTCGGTGCTCATGTCGTCCTTAACCAGTAGTGTACCTACCTCGTTACGGTCAATCAGGAACAAATCTGACTTAGCTGCATTTGCACCACTCTTAGCGGTAAAGCTTACGAATGGCGAAACAAGGACGTTTAATCCCATTGGGGCTGTTGCATTAAGAGCGCCCTGAGCTGACTGAGGACGGTAACCCCAACTTGTGCCAACAGCAGAAGCTGCACCGCCGGCGTGGAAGATGGAATCCTTAAGGAATACCGACCACATTAGGGGGTGAAGAATAAAGTCTGTTGGTACATGATTTTCAGCCATCAGAACAGCAGCCATATCTACAATGTTATCCCAGGTAATTGTCTTATTGGCAACGCCGTTAATGTCAAAACCTGTTGTATCATCATATGAACCACTATCATTGTCAAAAACGATAGTAGCTGCGTCCTTAAAGCGACTAAGTGCTATTTGCTCTTTCAAGCGAGCCATGGCACGACCGGCTGCACGAACATGTAGACCGACAATGTCCCAAAGTGAATCGGCAATTACCTCTTCTGTAAAGGCGAGCTTAACGCCTTTCTTTGAAACCTTACCTTCTACCTGCTTTGCAAAAGCGAGTGCTTGCTCTGGATACTCTTGTCCTTCTGGGATCTCTGCTGCTTGGATTGCATTGACTGCTGGGAACTCCAAAGAGCGCCCCTTGCCGAGGCGAACTGTAGAAAGAAGAGGCGTAACCAGCAATTGTGGCTCAGCTGCTTCTCTTAGCGTACGAGAGAGAACTTTGGGGAAAAGAGCTGCTGCGTCTGGTGAAGCAAAAGCCTCCTTAATGGTTACTCTATTGTCTGCATCGATATACCCGTCCTCAGTCATTGCAGTCTCCCAAGCTGGGAGACCACAGAGGAGCTCTTGGATTGTCTTACTCATCTTAGGAATATTCCTCCTGTGTTATTGTTTTGATTAGAGTGTCAAATTGACGCGGAAAGCACCAGTGACATTATATACATCTAGGTTGGCACGGATACCGAGCTTGCCCTTATGGCTTCCGCTACGAGTAAGTTCGTATACGGTTTTTAGTGCACCTGGATCTGATGGGAGCTGCATGTAGCTAAGGAGGCCATCATCGAAGTTTGTAGCAAACTTCTCAACCTCAATAACCTTACCGACCTGTAGGTAGGCGTATACAGCTGAACTGTTATAAAAATCAGCTGCAGCTGCAGCCACTGGACGTCCCATAAAATCAGAACGGATTAGTGACCCAACTGTTACATCGTCATTGATACCAGCAACCATGGGGTACTCTACATAACCATGGGTGATAAAGCCAGCACCTTGTGATGTGCCCTTATCAAATGGCCTATAGAGATCATATTGTGCGCAACCGATAGGAATTGAACGAGCCGGAACTGTGACTGTGTCACTTGAACCAGTTGTTGATGTTGGTGTAGCACCGTCTAGTGGATTCCAGCTTGGCATTACATCACCATAGCTCTTGCTAGATGATGTACCATTCGCTGGTACCACACGGGCATCACCGTTGCTATCGGCAACCACGGAAAGAATGGTACCCTTAGGAATAACAATCTCGAAACGATCATCTTCGCTATCTAGATACCATGTTGGCAAACCAGGGTGGGGAAGCAGGTATGCACTGGGGGCTATGCCCTCAGAAACAACAAACCGGCCAGCGCCTGTCTTGCTATGAACCTTACGGAACTTTGCTAAACTCATTTTCTATCTCCTTAATTATTAAAGTTTACGTCTGCCCATTAGAGCATCTACTAAAACCTGTTCAAAAGAATCTACGGAAGAAACAGGCTTGCCAATTTCTTCTTCTTTACCAAGAGTCAAAACATTATCCTCTAACTTATTTACCTCTGCCTCAGAAGTAACTTCTGGCATTCCAACAAAATTAGAAAGTCTTTTATTAAGTTTTGCAGGAGTCTTAGCCAAATCTCTAAGAGTATCAGCTAGTGATGAGGCCGTGCGAGCAACGTGCTCTTCGATCAACTTTTCGCGATCATCAACAGACTCAAAACCTAGACTAATCTTGGTATCGACAACTCTTTCAACCAAAGTTCTATGTAAAGCACTCTTAAGCTTTGCATTTTCTTCTTCAAGAAGCTCAATTCTAGCCTTAAGTGGATTGATGTCTTGCTCAACGCCCTCTTTGTTATCGCTGAGCTGATCAATCTCTTCGGCCTCTTCTTGATTCTCATCAGTCATTTCGACCAATGACTCTTCTGGCTTTTCAGCATTTTCGGAATCTACAATCTGTACATCCGCCTCTTCTGAATCGTCAGCTGAGTTCTTTTCTTGCGAATCTGTTGAAGCAGACTCTTCTGAAACCTCTTCCGCTTTCTCTTCTGAAAACCCTTCGGCAACGTCTTGATCGGTTGCCCCTAAAGTGTCTTCGGAAGAAGAAGCTGCTATATTAGAGAGATCCTCGCTTAAGCCTTTGGCTACAGCCAGAATATCCTCTTCTTTATTAACATCTTTCATGCTATGAGTCTCCTCAGAATTATTTTTTTCAGAATCTTCATTGGATAGTAATGAATTAGAATTAATTATATAACTTTCACTTTCTTGAAGGGCTAGCGCTGTTAAAAATGCACCCTTTAAGTGTAGATAAATTGGTTTAGATTCTTTCTTTTTCATATCTGAAAAAATTGATCTATTTTCCTCAATTGAGACAATATCTTCATTATCCATACTTAAAATAAAAGCAGAGCTTTTTGCCATCCAGTCATCGGAATCTGAAAGCTCTGCTTTACCGTCTTGAATCTTTGTAGATCTAACTCCAGATTTTTGATCTGCTGGTTGATTAACAAATGAATACTCTTTAAATGATATATCTTGCATATCAATGTAGGCAAGTTTGCCTTTGTAAACCTTACCTCTTTTAAACTTTGGCATACGAGGACGACCGGAATCATCTTCGGTAGCTAGATCGTCACCAGATATGCTGCAAACAGCTTTTGCAGCTCTTCCCCCAACTGAGCCAGTTAAATATCTTTTATCAACAACTTTTTGAGCTGCGACAGGATCAGTGATTGCAATTTGCAATCTTACAAATGCACTTCCGTCCGACTCTTTATCCATTTTAGCTGCCATGACCCTGCCAATTGGCTCTGCGTTTAAATCGTGGTTAAGAATGATGGGTTTTGGATAAGGCTCAACCCATGACTGCAAAGCTTTTTCTAACTCTAAAGCTGAATAGTGGTTATAATTAGCAGTCAAACCCTCGTGTATTGCGGCAACCTCGATTATTAAACCGTGCTTGGAGTTAAATGACTCCGAAAAATCTATATCTGATTTCGAAAAATCAGGAAGCTGTAATATAAAGTTTTCCACAAAATCAAAAGACATGAATTCCCCTATTGATTAATATCTATTTTAATAGTAAGTTTGTTTTTATAACATTGAACAATTTTATATAAATATATCACACTTTAGCATAGTTTTCAAAAATTAATTCAGATCTCTCATCTCCATGCTTTAGATATTGACGGTACATCACTTCAGACATTATATGTGGAGCATATATATAAGAGGCACAGTACAAATTATACCCTGCCTCTTTACAAGACCATGACCAACTAACATCTTCGCCCTGCTCATGGATTCTATAGTTTATACTAGAGTATACTTTTTTGCTCATCATTTTTGCTGCCATAATTACATCAGACTTAAAATAAGTTCCAAGAGAATACTGCTCTTGTCTAAAAGCTTTTCCGGGGACATCTGATCTCCATGTCATAACACTGGGGTACATTGTTCCAAACGGAGTCATGAACATTAGTGGATTAACGGCATCTGCGCCAGATTTAATATGAGCTATTAATAATTCTATTGTGTTTGGATTGACTAGAAGTATATCTGAATCTAAACTAAAATAATAATCAGGATTGATATCTCTTACTGTTTTTAATAAAGAATTTCTTAGTGACACCATATTTTCATATTTAGAAATAGTCCATTGTCTTCCATTGTTTTCATGCTGGAAATGAGGTATGTCTTCTCTTATGTTTATATAAAAATAAGGTATTCTATTATCGTATTTCTTCCAAGCTTCAAGACAATTTATTGTTTCTGTATCATCTGGTGAAACTTCAAATACAAAACCAATATCCTTAAGTGAAACAGACTGGCTAGCAATACATCGGATCCAGTCAGGCAATATCCAGGATCTCTTATACATTGGGCAACCTATTAAAAGCTTCATTGGGGATTTTTAGTCTCCTCAGCCTTCATCTCGGCATCCTTTGCTTCTTCGATTACAGGCATATCGTCCTTTTTTACCTCTTCTTTGACATAAGACTGCATAGGCTGGTCTAGTACGATGGGCTCTTTATCTTGCGTATTTTCAGGTGCATCAGCTTCATTATAAATACTATTATCAACTGAATAAACAATATCTTCTAAATCCATAACTCTTTGTGTTAATTCAGAAACAAGATCCAAAACGACTTGAAGAGCAAGTCTTGTTTGACCATTTTCTACGGCTTTCTCTAAGGCTTCAATCGAATCATCTGTTGCCAAATAAGCTACTAACTGTTCATTCTTGAGTGTTGGGTTGATCGACATGATTATATTCCTTTTCCTCTTTTGTATAAACTATAGTATACTCTGATTCAAGGGCATTTTCAACTAATGTCAGCCATGTATTATCGGATCTTCTTATGTTTGGTGAAATATTTCTACCTTGCTGATTTGCGGGACGAGTTGCATTGCCAACTCCTCTTCTGTTATTTGGTAGATTTCTTTGACCCTTTTGTGCAGAAGGCTGTTTATCGCCATCTCTTAGCACATCTTTTGGTTCCGCCTTAGTCATTGTCAGCTCAGCTTGATTTTTTGCTAAATCCATCTGCACTTTACCCTGTATAGCGGCAAACATTTCCTCTTGTTCATAATCAGGATTTAATCCCAGTTCTAATCTTGCTTCTTTTATGGAAATCATATTATTGACATATTTTTGTATAACATGTGTTTCCTTTTTAACCTGGGTATCAACATCAATCTCGTTAAACTTAAAATAACACCTATCAGATAAACCTTCTTCTAGCGGAGTGGTTACGGGATCAAATCCGCCTTCAAGTAAAAGTTCATTGAATATATGCACCCTAATCATTTCTGCAACTATTTTTTGATACTGTTTAATCTTATCGTACAGAGCGGTGTCGAGACGATCTGACACTGCTCTGTTTCCGCCATTCATCGTCATACCCAGGTGATGAGGGGCAACACCCAAACCAACAGCAACTCTTTCCTTGAAATGCTCCAGGTACTTTGAGGCATCTAGTGCGGTATTGTTTGCTCCAATTACCTCAATATTATGTCTATAAGGAAGTATTAAACCCCCCTCCGATCTTAGGGACTCTATCTCGGACGCAGCGTTAGAGATTTCTTGCGGCTCTGCTGGTTGATCTGCTGTACCTATAATATATTTGTATAATGGAAATAGTTCTCTATGAACTAAATTTTGGATATCCTCCTCTATTTGACGCAAAGCTACAACATCGTCTAAAACCGAACTTAAGAACGGCGTGCCAAAAGCTCTTCCAGATTTTTTATCCAAATACATATGTATGACACGATCAGCTGACCACACAGGGTCTCGTTCTGACGGCATATAGGTTAATGGATCCGTAGCCTGCTGATATGATCTTGGTCTATTAAACTTATCTCTTAAAATTCTTACCTGTTCTGTTGGAATTAAGTAATAACCAACTACTGGTTGAGCTGCATTGACGCCTGATATTGATATTGGGAAATATTCAGATATATCACCCCTAGCTTTAACAATAAACACATTTGCATATTTAACAATATGTTCTGTAATTTCAATAAGAAAATCTAGAAATGGTCTTTTCATAGCCATTTCCATATAATCTATTCTTTGATATAAATACGATACAGCTTCTGGATTTTCGCCTACTATTGACCAGTTTTCCTTCCAGAATAATTCCTTATATTTATTTATTGCCTGCTTCACATAAGAATCCGTATCAGCTGCTTGCATAATCCTATCAAAATCATAGGGAGAAGGCTCAAAGGTAGCTCTATTATTATAATAATAGGTGTTACCCTGGAAACCAAGTGCGAGAGCAGCCACTTTCATAGCTTTGTTGATGGAACTTATCTCTTCTGGCTTTAGAGCTTTTGCTACAAAGTTATTTTTTTTATCGACTTGCCTAAAAGGCAAGAAATCAGCAACTGCCATATGTGTTCTCCAATATAAAAGCTACTGTAATAGTAGCTCTCTGGATTTTTTTTTATAAGTTACTGGCCAGATTGCTGTGATCTAGCAAATGCGTTATTTAAAATGAGGGCTTTGACAGATTCCATCCAGAAAATAGTTTCTGCTTCATTAAAATCACTCTTATATTGTAGGTTTGCATCTGAAATCTTAATTTCAATTGTAAACTCTTTTTTCGCTTCAGTTGCTTCTGGTACCTCTGTTGCCTCTGTTATCTGTGACATTTTTATCCTCACTTAAACTCTTCTGGTTTATCTACTTTTGTTTGTTTTACTGGCTTTACGTTTTCAGTTAACTGCTGAATCTGTGCTGTCAACTGCTTAATTGTTGCCTCTTTAATAACTATTTCAGTCATCATTTGAGACATACGCTCATTAAATACTTGAATCAATATATTAATATCAAGATCATTATTCATGATTACTCCTTAAATAGGAGTCTATTATATCACTTATTTTCTAGAATTTCTAATCTTTCTATTATTTCCTTAACAGCTGAAGATAATAGTGTTGTTATCATACTATAGTTCAACGCTTGATGAACTGGTTGACCATCTTCTGATATTTTATCTTTCACACCTACCACTGCGTAGGGCATTATTTCCTGAACTTCGTGGGCTATAAAACCAATTGCTTGCTCTTCTGGTTTATGTAGATAGGTAAACCTTAAGGGGTTCAATTTTTTCACTAAACTACATGAGTCAATAATAGATTCAAAATTTTCCTTTATTCTATAATCGGAAAACGTAATAAATGCCTTTGCATAAACATTAACCCCCACAGCATTATTCAAACCTTCTGTAAAATATAGGGCGTCGCTGCCACCTAATCTAATTTGAGCAGAATATGTTCCATTCTGTGCTTTAAAACCTAATGAAACATTAGCATTGGATGTATTCATGATTACATTGGCACTGTTGACATCTGCTGCATTTGCAGCTGTATCTAGATGAAGGTCTGATGCAATAATTCTAACATTTGTTGTGTCGTTATAATTTCTAAAATAGAAAAAATTAGCACCGCCGCCAGAACGTATTTGACCCGTATCGTTATCAGTGGTCCCTCTAAAGGCTATTGAACAGTTTCCAGTTGTATCAGCTCTGGCTATAATATTAGCGGTTCTCCAATCTGTGGTTACATTTTTTCTTACATCTATGGTTCCATCTAAGACTTGTAAATATGCTCCAGCTTCTAATCTTACTCCAGTTGTTCCAATATCTCCAGGATAGTAACCAATACTCATTGTTGAACCTTGAGCGCTCACTTTGATAGCACCAGTACTAGTTATTAATCCATAATCTGTTGAGCTGGCTGGATTAAAAGTAATAGTTGATGTATCACCGGAACCAGAAGAATATAAGTTGAATGAAGTCTCACTGAGAACAATTCTTTTGCCACTAGATGCAGTTTGAACTGTTCCGCCTGTTACTGTTGCACCAGATATTGTACCACCAGATATTGTGCCACTTGCTGTAATTGTTCCGGTAAATGTTCCTGAGCTAGCATTAATTTCACCACTGACAGTAACTCCAGTAGCAGTTAGCGCACCTGAGCTAGAAACTTTAAAAGGTGCGGAAGCGTAGCTTGCATTACCTAGCCACATGTTACCATTTGCATCTACATGAAAGGATGTTGAATCTGATCCACCTATATCAATAGTTGCACCGACAACCGCTCCCCTGACTGTAACATTATTAAATTCAGCTAAACCATCACCTCTAATTAACCAACCAGTTGAACCAGACTGATAATTAGATGTTCTTAATACAGCCATATTTGCTGGTGGAGTATAAGAGTATGTAGTTCCTGGCTGAGTTAGAATGATTTCATGTGCACCGATTGTTCCTGCAGTTATTTTTGCTGCGGTGAGTGAGCCAATGAATTCCTCATCAATAAGAGGAGTATCACCAGAAGCTACAATAGAAGTCCAATCACTAATATTTCCTGCGCTATCTATTGCGCGAACCCTTCCGTAGTATTTAACTGGATTGGTTACAGAAGAAGTGCTGGTAGTTGCGCTGTTATCATCGACTGATACTAGAAAAACATTTGTTTGCACAAAGCCAGTTCTATGGGGAGTTAGCGGAGTTGCAGCAGAAATAACTTGATACCCGCCTCCAACACTTTCTATTTGCTCCTGCTTATAAAGTTCGTATTCGTATTTAGCTGTATCTTCGTCAACACTATCAGTATATTTAAATAAAACATTTAAGAATGACGCCGCTAAAACTAGGTTGGTTGGAGCATTTGGAATAGTAGAATCTGTTGGTGTAGAAAATCTTACAGAATCAGTATATGCCGAAACAACATTGACATCATTGTTCTTGCTTCTAACTGTAACAATATATTCTTTATTTGGTTTTAGATTTTCTATATTTACAGGTATAATAGCCATTATCTAAGCCCACCTATCTTTGTAAAACTATTATCTATTTGATTTATTAATTCGGTTCCGACTTTAAGATAAAGATTATAGCTAAAAGAATATTTAGATATTTTAATATTATTTCCTCTAGAACCAATATTTTTTTCATATAATACTTCTAGTTCAGCTACGTGATCTTTTTCTTCAAAATCTAATTTTGAAAATAATTCTATATTATCTGAAAAACTTGAAGAAAAACAATCTATTGTTTGCCAATCTAATGCAAGCACTGCTGGTGTTTCGGCATTTTGTAATGCTGTAAATTTAATTCTAAATTTTCCATAGTTAATTCCCTTTGAACCATACAACGTAAACTTTGGCCCAGAAAAATTAATATATAATTTAGATCCGGGTTTATTTGACAAGCCATTGTCCCAATCTGTCATTGAATTAATGAAAGAAAAATTATAACTTGAATCTGAATTTAAATTAACTTCATATTGATCTGTTGAAACTTCAGAGTAAAGTCCGCAATATGGATTAGGAGGTGATAAATTAACTTGATAATCATTAGTTCCAGCATTATCAACTTCATTAAGCTTTCTAAGATTTGGCGTTGCATAATAAACAAAGTAGCTACCTTGAATTTCATTTACGGCTGTATGTTCTTCTGCTGTTTCGAAATATATATAGTCTCCATTAATAACTGTTTTAACAGGATTAAAAGTTATACCTTTTTCATACACAACAACATAAGAATTGGCGTCTTCCAAAGTTTCCAGCGTTGAACTTTTGTATGTATTTATATTTAAATCTTTTATATTTGCAAAAAGCCAAAAATCAGCAGACAACGTATCCCTGGGTGTAAATTTAGAAATAGCCCTTTTACAGTAGGGATATGAATAGCTATAATTAGGAGTTGCAGAACTAATGCTTTGATCTAACTTAAAATATTTAAACCACGCCATATTAAGTTACTTCCGTATAAATAATTTCATATTCATAATTATCTATTATATCATCAACTACTTCTATATTCAGAACTGCATCACACCTAGGTAAACCATTAACAATATCTACAATAAATTGGCTGACACTTATTGATACTGGCTTCTTCGCAGCATCTAGGCTATAATCTACACTTCTAGCCAAACTATAATCAATATCCAAAGAAGATATCTTCTTAGAGCCATCTGCGCCAGTATGCGCATGATCACTTAGGTCTACTCCATCTATAGTAATACCTTCTGCAACTTCTATATCACCAATAATTTTCCCACCATCTTTTAATAAATATTGAGGATGATCATTTTGATCTAATCCAGATAAAAGTTGGTGATCTGATTGAACTACATCTTTTCTTGTTAAGGAAATAATTGCTCCATCAAATATTTGAGCATATACGTCATTATCTACATTCAGCAGAACATTTGGCTTTGGCAACCCCTTAACGGAAAGCTGAGATATATAGTTGGCATATTTTCTTTTTTCATGAATTAACTGCATAAGGGAATCTGTTTTTCCCATAACTATATGATGTCTATCTACAACATCAGCCATGATTGAAGTAAAATTACCCTTTAAAAGAATTGAAGCCAGTAACATTTCTTCAGTTAAAAATGGAAATCTTTTCTTAAAAGAAGTTGTTTCATAATCCAAATCAAAGGGACTTCCTATTTCAGAAGAAAATTTTAATCCAGGAGCTAAATATCTTGTATAAAAAATTACAGAGTTCTCTTCTAAATCTCTCTTTAATGATTGTAATATGTCTTCTATTTCTGAATCTACAGCGTTTAATTTAATCGCAAAAAAAGCTTGAAATTTTGCGGCATGTTCTTTTGAGATTTTATCCAATTCGGTTGAGGGAATCGCTCCTGGTTTGGATACGATTGTTTTTGCAATCCTGCTCGAATAATGTTTGGCCGTTTTACACCATGAGTCGTAGTGCGATGCGACTTTTTGCTGCAGTTCGTTTTCATAAACCTCCCTAAAATCTTGGTTTAAAGATAATTGTATTGCATATACTTCTCTCTGAAGAGACTTTAATAATTTTCTGAATTGTAGAAAATATGAAAAGGTAGAGTGAGCTATAGAATAATAAAACTCTTCTAAAAATTTTCTTGAAGAGGTAGAGTTTAACTTTTCCGCAAACATTATTTGTTGAAAATTGATATGACCAGGAATTGGTATTCTCAACTTTACCATTTCGTCTTTACGATCTTTGTACACATCGCTGTTTGGAGGTGGATAAGGAAGTATTGTAGCAATGTCATCAGATTCTTCTAGATCTTTTTCTGACACATCTATTTCATTTGATTGTGGTAAATTTTGCGATGAATTTATCTTTAAAGAATCTGCTACACGCTGATTATAAACTGCTACAGCTTGAGGCTGTGTTGTATAAAGGTTTCTATGCAGTTCGTTCCAAAGATTTTGATGTGCCACCAAAAGATCATTATTGATATTAGGATTAATATAAACTTTTTTCATCAAGTTTTCAATATCATTAATCGTGTCAGTTATGAGCATCTGAGCTGATTCTGATTCTTTTCTAACAAAATCTATAGGTATAGAATATGCCTGTTTAATTCCAGATTCTGCTGTTCTATTATAGGCTTTTTCTCCTACAGCTTTATAGGCTTCTGCTCCTGTGGGATTTGTAAATGGAGCATCTTGGAATTTATAATCCCCATAAATATTATTTGGAACTTGTGAATAAGATTCCTGATAATTTACACCAATATCACTCATTAAAACATCCTTCTTACTCTTTTAGAAGAAGTAGATCTACGAAAACCTGTTGAAGGATTCAGTGCATCAACTCGACCACTAATTATAACTTTATTTTTTTCATCATCTTCTTTATCTACTTTTTTATTGTCTGGAACAAAAAAATGATTAGAGAAAGTTTCAGTATTTGTTGCATACTGCCCCTGAGAAAACTCTCCATAATTTTGCGTAATAGCCAACAAGGCTAGCATTAAAGCATCGTGTGCGTGATCCATCGCAGATCCTGCAGCCTCAAAAACTGGTCGACCAGTTTGAGTTGTGCGAACAACAACATAAGATATTAGCTGCATATATAGCTCTTCGTCAGAGTCTGGAATCATTAATTTTTCTTTTTCCAAAAACTGTCTAAGGTTATCGACCATAAATGGTTTCATTTCCTTTTTAACCATTAACTTAGTATATGGATCTCTTACGTCAATACTTTCACCAAATGCAACACCTTTTATTTTTTCTTTCAATCCGGATCTAGGGTTCTCAACACCATGTTTCTTCAAAAGCTCTACTTGTACCTCTCCATATCCACGGTCTACATAAATGTGTTTTGGATTAAATATTTGATTAAGTTCAATAATTCTATCTACCGCTTTAGTCAAAGTATATTCTGATCTAGCAATTTCTTCTCGATAACAAATTTTTGTTTTGCCTCTAAATGTAGAATTTTCATAATTCTCAGAACATACCTCTACAACAACAATATTTGTTCCGGCACCGTATTTATCCCAGTCAACGCCAATTGTATGAAATGATCTAGCAGATGTTATTTCTGGAGTATAATTCCAGGAAGGAGAAATAAAAGCCCTATCAACAAACTTTCTAGGATAAACACCTTCGGAATCTTCGCCCCAATCAGCCTCAATTTCATGCCTATATCCATTGGGCGAATATTGCTCCCTAAATTCTTCTTCTTGCTCTTTAGAAAAATATGGATTGCAATAACTCGGAAACCAAAATTCGGTAAACCTAGGTGATCTACACCATTCCCAAAATCTTTCCCGCCTTCCAGTTGGAGTAGATGCTCCAATCATCACTTTATCAGGTTGATCTTCTGCTGTTTTTTGAAGCATGGCGTATAGGGCATCGAGATCATCTGCATGCATATAGTCCATTTCATCAAGAATAATTAAATGCGCTTCTTGACCACGAGCAACATCTGACTTGCCTCCTGATTTCATTCCTGAAGTGAAAAATCTAATTGTAGAACCATTTGAGAATTGAATCATAAATTGAGGACTAGTTACTTTTCTTGTTATAGAATCTATAACAACTTCATTCTTAGAGGCAATTCTAAGAATCTCCTGATAGATAAGTTCTACTTGCGTTTTCATTGGTGCAATAACTAAAGATCTACCATCTTTATGAGTATAACTGTAATGCAATAGCTGCACTGCTAGGCTAAATGTTTTACCTAAACGACGACCAGCTCTTAAAACTTTTCTTAAAGAAGGGTCTCTTAATATTAATATTTGATACACACGAAGGTTGGCTTCCAAAAATTGTTTTGCCCAAACTACAGGGTCTTTAGAAACATGTAACTGTCGTTGATGATCTGCGCTAATTCCATCTGCCAATAAATCTAAATCAATTTCAAATGGTTCATCAATTAAAAGAGCTAATTCTCTGTTGGTTATTTCTCTTTCTATAACAGGCATTCCGTTGTTCCACGATAGGTGAGATAATTTATTTTTAAATACCCATTCAATTCTGTTGACTTGCTTAATAAGTTCAGGATCTTGGATGCGAATTATTTCAAGTAAATCTTCTCTAGACAATTTTTGTAAGGCACTTCTAAATTCTTGTGTTTTTGTAAATATACTCATAATTATCCATAATGCGCAGCCATCATTGCGCCCTCTGTACCTAGCATGCTTCTTGCGTTTAGTCTAGAATTTTGTATTGCCTGAACACCTCTAGCTCTAGAAGTTGCTGCAGCTTCGGTATCCCTAAAGCCCATTCCAAATGTTGGTTTGGCTATAGAACCTTGTAAAGATTTATTTGCATCTCTTGTAAAATTGATTCCACTCTTAACTAATTCTCCGCCGAGCCGAGCAAGGTCGTATGCCAATGATGCTGCAGCGACGACCTGAAGACCGGGCATTGCTAGTGCAGCCCCTCTCATTGCCATCATTCCAGCTGCGCCCTTACCACCAAGCTTTAATGCTGTCCTTGCTCCAACTTGAGAGAAAAACTTTTCTCCTCCAGTTGATCTAAGAAATGATACCGCTTCGTCTGCTCCTTTTAAAACCTGACCACTTGCTAACTTTATTCCATCGTCACCAAAAGATTGAACAGCTTTAGCAAATGCATCTTCTGCTGCCTTTGCACCTTGTGCTGCTCTGCCAACTAATCCAGGTTGACCACCAAAACCTAGTGCACCACGAGAATATCCGGCTAAATATCCCGTTGCTGCACCCGCTAGAGCAGAAGCTTGAAGATTACCACGAACACCAAGAGCGCCGGCTCCTGTAGCTGCGTTATATCCCCCTAAGCCAACTGCTGTTTGAGCTGCTGTTTGTCCAGCCGGAGCGACAATTCCCATACCCATACTTTTAGGTATAATCCGCCCAAACTGTCCACCAGAAACAGTTAAGCCTGCTGGTGAATTTATTCTTAAAAGCGAGGAAGTGGCAGTATCTATTTTTCCAAGTTTTGCTGCGGCCCGAGAAGATCCTTTAAGTGCTCTTCTTTCTAAAGCGTCTGTTTTAACTCCTGCGGATATGCCGGAAAGCAGTCCTGGACCAAAAGCCTTTTCTCCTTCAACTAGAGGATTGTTACCTAAAATTTTGCCAGCTAGCCTTTGTCCATGCTTACTGTTCAAGAGCTTATATCCACCAAACATTGAATATGCTCCAGCTTTTTCTCCAGCAAAAATAGTTTGAGAATGACCTCTAAAGAAAGCTCTAGGATTTGCTGTTATATTATTAACTCTTGAAGATCTTAAAAATGGAGTTTTTCCTGCAGCTCTAGCGCTAGTTTGTCTTGATGAAGAGCCCATAAAATGAGAATCCATGGCGTCAGACATGTGTCCGCCAACCATAATCCTGTGCTTAGAAGCTCTTTTGGCTAATCTTTTTTGACGTCTTGCACTTAAAACTTTTTGAGGATCACCAAGATCATCCATGAATCCGCCATACATCATTGTATTTGAGCCTCTCATGGAACCAAATGCAATAGTTGTACTCAAACCAGGTAGATGTTCCATCATCCTAAAGCCCAAAGGAACATCAGGGGTATCAACAAAAGTTGACTCGTTTAATGGGCCTATTGACTGACTATATCCAGTTGGATCACCTAAGGGCATCAGTATCCCCTTCTAGAGTTATGCATTCCGAGAACAATATCTCCACTAGCGTTCAATGTGCTCTGAGTATTTCTTGTTGTGGAGTATGGCGAATTTTGAAAAAACTCTCTGTTATTATTCATATAAGCTCCGACGCCAAGTGCTGGCAAAACTACTCCCACGTTTGCCCCAACAAAACCACCAACTAATCCGCCACTAATTTTTCCTATTTTAGATCCAGTTTTACCAAATGCAGAACCTAAAAATGCTCCAGCTGCTACTCCCATCGTTCCAGTAACTGGACCGGTTGCAGTTCTTGCTGCAACCATAGCGGCACTAAACGTATCTGAATTTATTGGTGGATTCGCAGCAAAATAATCCCCTGGGGCAGTCGCCTGTAACATGCGTCCACCAACTCCACCCATTAGTGTTCCAGCTAAAAATCTAGCATCTAGGTCTCTTCCAGTAAAATATCTATCTGCTTCAGTATCATTAAAAGCTGCTTCAAACGCAGCATCTTTTACAGCTGGACCGACAGAAGAACCAAAGCCGATTGCGCCAGCGCCAATTGTCACACCAGCTATCCCGGCCCTACTTGAAGCAACTTCGCCTAGGGCTCCCCCTAAACCAGCTGCTGCTCCACGAGCAGCCCTTCCGGTACGGCCTTGAGCAAAACCTTGAGCTGTTCCTTGTAATTTTGGAATAAGCTCTTCATCTATTCTTTTGCCAACTGATTCAGAAACGTCATCAAACGTTTGCCTTGCTCTGCCGCGTAAACCAGCTGTTCTTGCAGAAGCTGATGCCCTTTGACTTTCAGCCATTGGCTTTATGGTATCATTAAATAAAGATGTAACTCTTTTACCTAAAGAACCCAAATTAACTGGCATTATTACTGCCCTCCATAAAGATGATTATATTTATTGTTTCCCATTTTTGTATGTCCAATTTTATTTCTATCTAGATTTCCGACAACACCAGCAGTAACCAATGGATCCCTCCTGGAGGAAGGCAACGAAGTCATGGAAGCAGTGTAGGTATTCGTAACACTATTTTGATTATAGTTTTCTAATGGTTGCCGTTCAAGTGTTTCGTTATATAAATCTCTTTCTTCTTTTTTTCTAAACAGATAGTAACCACCAGCCATGGCTGCTGCACCCATAGCAATCAAACCAGCGTGTGGTTTTATGTTATTGTATATTTCAACACTTTTTGAAATATCTTGCTTTCGAGTTCCAGCTTTAATATTTTGTAAAGCTGTTCTCAGCAGGTCGTTATCACCAGCAAGTCGTTCTGCTACATCATTAGCACCCTTCAATGAAGATCTAGCAATGGCATTCATATTTCTGGTAAATGTGGTTCCAGCTGGAGCAGTGGCTCTTGCTGTAGTTTCGTCAAAGAAAAATACTCTCAATAAATCAGTAGAATCATCTATTACATTACCAAGAATTCTATTTCCAGTATCTCTAGTTAAATCTACTCCCATGGATGAAGCATTTTGAACTAATCTAGCTATTGGGCTATCTACGCCAGTATCTTCTATAAATCCTGCTACAACTCCTCTTTTAGCTAAAGCTTCTAATTCTGCTACTGCAGACTCTTTACTTTTTTTCTCAAAAAGAACTTTTAAGTTTTCTATTTCAGCTCGCAAACGAGAATCTGGTTCTTTTATGATATTCTTATAGTTATCTGTCTCAACAAAATCTTCATATAACTTTTCTGCTATTTTTTTTGAAGTAAGACCAGAATCATCTCTGCCCTCTTGCCAGGTTAGGTTTAACATATTGTGCACTGTATGTTGATTAGTTTTATCATCTTTTATTGCTGTTTCAATAAAACTAAGAGACATATTAACTTTACCCTCAGCCAAAGCTTTACCCATATCGGGTATGCTTGGATCTGAAGCTAGTTCAATTGATTTAAAGTACTCATAAGGAAGAATTAGCTTCTTTCCTAAAGATGACTGAGTTTGAGATTCCATAATTCTCAAAGATGATTGGAATTTAAAGTGCGATACACCAAACTGAGAAACAACATCACCTATCTCTTCAGATGCTCCATATCTCATTGAAGTTCTGAATTGAGATAAATATGAGTCACTTACACCAGCCTTTGGCTGGGTGCTTAAAGTCTGGAATCTTTCTCTAGCCACACCACCGGTTGCCCTTGACATCATATCGCCAAAAGCCAATTCAGTAGGACCTAAGATAGAGTTAGCCATTCCTAAACCAGACATTGTCTGACCATGAGAAACATATTGAGCCAATATCTCAGAAGAACTGCGTGCATTCATATTGAATCCCATAGAGAACGTTGGTGTTTTTGAGGGATTCATTAAAGAGCGAATTTGCCCAACAACACCCCTGATTGTACCAGGTGAATCTCCGCCTATTACCCTGGGATTATCTGCAAAGTTTTCATAAAAATTACCAACATTGTGAATATAAGAATCCACATCTACAGGACTAATATTTGTTGGCATGCCGATTTGATCTATTAGTTCTTGTGCTATTAGAATATTTGAATTTTCTCTTCTTGTTAAACCCAAGCTCATTATTTGTTTTTCAAATGGGTTTATTCTTCTCGTAATCGAAGGAGCTGCCCCTTGTGGGGTTAAATTAATTGTTTTGTCATACTGTGTATCTTGAGCTCCTGTAATGACACTTCTTAAATATTCTTTTGCTTGAACCTTATCTAATTCTATTGGGCTTCCTTGTCCAGTGAAAATCTTATACGAACCCTGATCATACTTTATAAAGCCTTTTTCAATATCTGCACCAAAATCTACACCAAAAGTCTTTTTTGCTTCCTGCGCATCAATCATAATGCTTGTGCTAGCCAGTCCCTCATCTGTTTGTATGTATCTAAGAGCTGCTTGAGACAACTGTCGCGGATCAGATATGTTTGCTTCTGGTACAATTGCTGAGGACTTTAGCGCTGTTAATCTCGCCATATCTATGATATCTTTAGATATTTTTGCACCGGGCTCTTTTGTCTTCGGATTACGAAAATCTAATTTACCCTGATGTATATACTTCAACATGTAGTCCTGCATAATTGTGTCAGTTTCAGCTACGTGAGAACCTTCAAATATTTTTGCAAAAACCTCAGGCGCATGATCTTCGGCAGCTATTAAATCCAATAGATTTGTATTCATGATGAAGTTTTCCATAGCGGCATATGTAGCTTTTCCTCCACGAGAAATATCAGCTAAGGTTTCTTCCGCAAAAAAGCTTTTTATAAATCTATCTCCTCTAGCAATAGCATCATCAGGCGATAAACCTTCAGTTTGCTGAAATAGATTTCTCATATATTGACGACCAATTTCAAGTGTATCTATCATGAAATTGGGATTATTATCTACTCTATCTAAAAACTTATTAACTACCAGATTAAGTGAAGCATTCTGCTTGTAGCCCCTCATTGACCTAGCTGTATCGAGCAATGTATTTATGTCATACTGAATGTTGTGTCCAGTAAGAAAATCAACTTCAGATTCATCAGAAAGATAACCAAATAATTTTGTCATCCTTTCCATAAACTCATCTTCATTACCAATAATATTTCCTAATTTGTCAAACCCTTCTTGCTCAGCTATAAACTGGCTCAAAGTTTGACTATCACTAGCCAGAACACCCGCAAGTCTTGGTGAGTCATACATAAAATCCATGCCTTCTTCGGCAACCTTAACCATTTTAGCTGCCTCATCCAAACCAGTTCTCTGTATCAAAGAAACAGATCTAGCCTGAGAGCCAAACATTAGTCCAGTAGATTCAATGTCTATCGTTGCTATTTTTGAAGTTTGAGTAAAAAGACTTCCATTAGCAATAGCAGATATCTGAGACATGTTTCTTTGTATCTGCGAGGAAGACATGATGTTTTGCGTATTGAATGTCATGTCAGATATAGACTCAGACATAGGGTCAACGTTAAATATCATTTTATTTAAAACTGAAAAAACAGGATGTTCCATTTTTTGGTTTATGTCAAACATTAAACCAACTCTTACATCATTAGCACCTTCTGGTAAGGCAATATTGGGGAAGCCAACATTTGATATTAGATCACCCAATTTAACAACCTTAGTTCTATAATTAGATATTAATTCTTGTCTTGCCTGATAATTAAAATAAGATAAATCAATTTTACCCATTTTACGAAGATGCTCTACATCTACAACGTTTACCATTCCAGGCTTAAGCTTTTCTGGATCAGACAACATCCTGTAATACATATTCTCAAACTCTTTTTGTGACTGCATAAACTCATCTGCAGTCCCGTATATGCCTGTTGCTGTTTGATCATTTAAGATCACTTCGCCAATACCTTTGTTTTTCTTAAAAGGAAAGGATTGAGTACTTTTGTCGACTAATCTAGATAGTCTTTGAAAAAGCTCTTCTGACATTAGTCGATGTCCTTTGGTGAATCTATTTCAATATAATCATCTTTATCATAAATGCCCAGTTTTTGTTTAAGAACTTTTTCTCTTTGATTCTCTAAAGACTGAACTTTATAAAGTATATCTGATATAGCTTGAGCGCTATCAAGCTGAGCTTGTCCAACCTTAGCTTTAGCTTCTCTTGTGGCAAGCAGTTGATTTCTTAGATCTTTTCTACGCTTATGTAATCTGTCTTCCAGTTCTACTGCAAGGTGTAGCTCTTTTTTAAGGATTGGCTGGCCATCACTATCAACGCCAATAATATTTTCTTGCACAAAATGTTCTTTAGCAAGAAGTTTTGTTTTGCGAATATATTGAACCTCTTGATCAACAAGATCTCTAACCATAGAAACTTCAACCAAATTGTCTGGATGAACATCTAGCTGTTCCATGTATTCCTTGGTAAATTGTGCAACTATAGACATTTCTATAGGACAGGGCTTTCCGCGTGGTGCTAGATTTTCCTTGAGGAGTGGACATGTGTCTGCAAAAGTGCATTTATGCGCCTCACAATTCATAGGAATAGAAGAAAACATGGATGTTCTAGTTTTCTGAGGCCGGACTAATTCAACAGCCTTTTCTTTTTCTTCATCTGTCCAATTGTCAGGAAAAAACAAATCTGGACGCAGGGATTCAAAATCTTGTAAAAATTTTCCCTTGTCACTCTTTTCTATGTTGCTCATTTAAATCAATCCACTCGCTATCATAGGAGCCATCAGAATGAAATCTTTCTATTGTAGCACTTTTGCAGTAAGAACAATACATGTCTCTTGTTAAATATCTTTTTGAGAAATCAAAATATTCAGTTATAACTTGAACCATGCCGTTACATCTGGGACAATTCATCTAGAGCTTTCATTAAACCCTTCTGTAGTTTACTGGCTACTTCTGCATTTTGAATTGCATTATAGAAAATGCCAACTTCTCTAATTTCATCAGAGGTTAGATAAGGCGATATCCTGTATCTGGATCCCTTACATATTTCGCAATAAAAATCTTTTTCCTCATTAAAACAAGTGCACTTTTCAATTAAATCAAAAAACTCTAATGAATCAGCTATTTCAAACCATTTTGACTTAAACAATTTTTTTGTCTGCTCTTTAAATGCTCTAAGCTTTTGCGGATCATTAGATAATAATGTTCCCATATCTAAAGACTGTTTCATCAAATCATTTATTGTCTTATACAAAAAATTTGCTAACTGAAAATCACCATTAACATCTGTAAACTTCTTCCAATCATTCATCATAATTCCTAACTATTATTTTTTAATATCTATACATTGACTGTCTTCCAGAGGAAGCGCCTTCTCCTCTTCTGTTCATTGCTACTCCAGCTGCAACACCAAGGCCAAGACCTATGCCCAAAAGACTTCTTTTACTCATTTTCATCCCCTTAGTAGTAACCGGGGGAACCGAGGGACCGTGCATCATTCCCGTGTCAACGCCACCTAATTTTGCAGCTGCCTGTCTCATTGATGACTGCCTTGCTCTTGCTGCATCAATTCCAGCCATTCTCTTTGGTGTCATAACTGTTCTTTTTGCATCTCTTGCTGACCCCGGTGCATTCGCTGGATTAAAACCTGGCAAAAAGGGTTGTCGCGGTCTTGATGGGCCCATGGTTACTGGAACTGGCCTTCTTGCTCGTGCATTTCTTGCAGCGGCGGAATGTGGCCCGACCATTGGCCCTCTCGTGGGTGTTTCAAATCCTGGTAATTGCATTTGTGGCATGTCTATCGTTTTTCCTCTACTCTATATTTGCTTTTCTTTTTGTTGGCTTTTGAAAATCAAAAGTAAAACTATTATTAAGATAGTCAATATAAAATATAGTACCCTTTGGTATGCTGCTATTAACAATAGTTTTAGCAAGTGGTGTTTCTATAACATCACGTCTCACCTGAGAGATGCCTCGTGCGCCTTTAACTGTATCTATCCCTTTATCTATCAGGGCATTTATAACATTGTCAGTGTAAGCAATTGATAGCCCTTTTCTGGAAAGCTTGTCAGCTATAAGGCTCATTTCCATTTCTGCTATTTTTTGACAGTTTTCATAATTCAAATGATTAAATATAACAATTTTGTCTAATCGGTTAATTAGTTCTACTTTAAAATATTTATTAATAGCCTCGTGAGCGTTTCTTTGTACAACAGATCTTGGTGGTACTTCTTTTGTTTCTCTTTTAAAAACAACATTTCTTGTGAAGCCAGCACCAGTAGAAATTATATGATCAACTGTTTTATCGTTTCCTAGATTGGTCGTTAATATAATAATACAATTTCTGAAGTTAACGCTTTCACCTTTAGAATCTGTAACCATACCTTCATCAAATATTCTTAAGAAGGTGTTCCATATGTCAGCATGTGCTTTTTCGACTTCATCAATCAGCACAACGGTATTTGGATTTTTCTTGATTTGGTTAGTTAATTGACCCCCATCATCATGACCTATGTAGCCCGGTGGTGAACCTAAAAGCTTTTGATTTTCATGTTTATGTTGATATTCTCCGCAGTCTATTCTAACCATGGAGGAATTGCTGTCAAAAAGATATTTGTGCAGTGCATTAGCTAAATGGGTCTTTCCGACACCAGAACTTCCCGCAAACAAAAAGACACCCAAAGGTCTATTAGGATCATTTAGTTCAGCTTGAGATCTGAACAGCGCAGAAATAACCTCATCAATTGCTTCATCTTGACCTATGACATTACTTTTAAGATATTGCTCTAATCCTAAAAACTTTTGCTTGTTAAGTTTTTTTATCTTAGAGGGCGCAGAACTATTTTTACTTTTATTTTCAGCTTGACGTAAAAATTTCTTAATTTGATCAATATTATAATCTTTTCCAATACCATCAGAAAATTTAGCTGGATTTGTTGAGTATGCGATATTTAACCAGTAATCAATATCCAGGCCAGGATTTAACATAATACAGCCGGCATAAACTGCCTCTAGCGCTCTTTCTGCTGCGTCCCTAGACATCGACGCTAAAGCAGCGGCAACATCTGTTGTTAAATTATAAACAATAAATTGTAATATTCTTTTTCTTAAGTCTTTTGCGGCTTTATTCTTCTTAACAAAGTCTTCTAAATCTTTTACTGGCAAAACTTTAAACTTAACATTAGTGCCTAGCTCAGGTATGAATATCTGATATATGTTCATCGGCTATCTCTTTCGTGGGCACGTTCTCTTATATAGAGTATATTATTATATGTTACCATATAAGTATATAGGTATATAGTAACTATATATGTATATAGTAAAGGGGGGAAGGGGGGAAGGGGGGGTCATGGCTAGCTTATCATACTGTGTCAAGTCAAGCCAACACATAGTGACAATATAGTCAATCTTTTTTTGATGAATAATCCTCTATCCACGGATGATCCTCTAGGCACGGCCCGGAAAAAGCCCAGTACCTAATAAGATCTACCGGTGTGTTAAAGCGGTTGTTTAGAAGATACAATGCTAAATGCAACTGCTCGTTAACTTTAATTTTTTTTTGCATAACGCTCCTAATTTGTAATATAAAAACTATTGTAATATTATATCATTAGTCCTGCACATTGAGTCGGAGACATCTGTGTTTTTTTGTGATATAATCTATACATCATTAAGATGAAGATCGGTAGGATTTAATGACAGAAGAGACAGTAGTGGCGGAAAATGAAAACGCATTGGCAAGTAAAAAAGTTTTGAAAGAGGATTCAAAAGCTTTAGAGCTTGCAATCGCACAACTGCAGAAGCAGTATGGTTCAGGGGCAGTTATTAAACTTGGTTCCACTAATGTAAAACCTTGGGCTTCAATTCCCACTGGAGCCTTAACCCTTGACCATGCTCTTGGTATTGGTGGGTTACCACGTGGTAGAGTCGTAGAAATATTTGGTCCAGAGTCTTCAGGTAAGTCTACCATTGCTCTTACTGCTGTGGCCAAAGCTCAAAAAATAGGCCTTACATGCGCCTATATCGATGCTGAGCACGCTCTTGACCCAGTGTATATGCAGGCCGTTGGAATCGATTTGGACAACCTCTTGCTAGCTCAACCAGACTATGGCGAGCAAGGTTTTGATATTGCCGATACATTGCTGCGTACAGGTGATATTGGCCTGATTGTCATTGATTCTGTTGCGGCACTTGTTCCTAAGGCTGAGCTTGAAGGGGAAATGGAGCAACAACAGATGGGCTTACAGGCACGCATGATGGCAAAAGCTATGCGAAAGCTAACGGGATTAGCTGCTCAGCATAATACTTTAATTATTTTTGTTAATCAACTAAGAAATAAGATTGGTGTAATGTTTGGTAATCCAGAAACAACGCCTGGGGGCTTCGCTTTAAAGTATGCAGCCTCTGTTCGAATTGATGTGCGCAAGAAAGAAGATTTGAAGGACAAGCATGGTGATCCGACTGGTATTAGAGTCAAAGCTAAAATCATCAAGAATAAAATGGCTCCGCCGATGAAGATAGTGGAATTTGATATTATGTATGCTCGGGGCATCGATGAGTTTGGTTGCATCTTCGATCTTGCAATTAATAAAGGAATTCTTAATCAAAAGGGCCCATGGGTTTACTATAATGGAGAAAACTTTTCTCAAGGGCGAGATAATGCTATTGAAAAATTAAAAAGTTCTCCAGAAATAGTGAGTATAATAAAAGGCTAACAATGAAGTTTGAACCAACAACTTGCCCGGAATGCTCTTATCCACCTAGATTTATTGTTACCATGGGAAATGACAACGGTCAAAAAATTTTTTTTATAAAATGCAGAGATTGTGGTGATTGCTGGGAGGAAGCTGATGACTCAGATGATAAATGAGGCTACCTTACAGATTGCAACGTATATGAGAGTTTTTTTGTTGTTTGATGCTGTTCGTGATATTATCGATTAATTTTAGGTACTATATTCCGTAACTAAGGGTGGTGTTATGGATTTTGTTCGAAGGATACTAGATTTATTTAAAAATAAAGTTAACGTTAATTCTTCAGAGTTTTATTCGTTTGCACATTTTTTTGAGAAGGATGAATCTGAATACGTTATTACTGTCCATAGTGAACCTAATGGTTATTTGATCTTTTGTGTCTTCTCTTATGATGAGTGGACTATGGTTGTTGATATTTGTGAGTTGACGAGCCGTAATGCTTGCGATGTTGTTCGTGAACTTGCTGATGATAATGCTGTGATGAACATTGTTGTTGATCCTCGGGATATGAGCTAGTTATGGCTACGAATCCTAAGTTGGATGAGCTGAATAAGCTTGGTTTACAGTATTTTGATAACTGGAAAGACTATGCTGCTGCTACGGCTAACGCTTCTCCTGGTCAGGTTATTGGTGGTATAAATAAAAAGGGTAAGCTTGTTTTTTATCAGGGTGGTATTGGTGAGATAAACATTAAACAGGCTAAAGTTGAGTTGACTTCTTTAAGAAATGCCAATGCTCCTTCACAAGCGCCTGTTGCTGCTGTTTCTCAAACTGTGGCTTCTCAGCCTGCTAATACTCCTGTGTTGCAGGGTACAATTACTCAAACGCAGCCTTCTAGTAGTGCTGCTGCTGCTGGTGTTCAACAAAATGTTATTGATCCTCAACAGGTGAATCCGTCGACTAAAACAATCGATGATGCTTTAAAAAATCCGAAAAGTAAAAGTACAAAAAAGGACACTACTTTAAAAACTGGTAAAAGGACGTCTGCTTCTATTGATCGTAGTGCAGCTATCATCAAGCTTGCCAATAATCCTGATGCTGAACAGGAAATGATGAGTATCATTTCTCGATCTGTTGGAATGAGAAAAGGTGCATCTGGCTATAGTAAGATAGTCAAATCTGCTAAAGGTACTTTAGGTAAGCCTAGTCCTGGTCCAAAGTCTAAACAAGGATATATTGATGCTGTAACTAATAGGGATTTCTTTATAGAAGAAGGAAGAGATAATACGAGCTCTTTGTTGCGTGCAAGGATTCAAGAAGAGAATCCTAACATAAGTAAAACAAAGTTAAGAAGTTTGGTAGCAAAAAAAATGTCAACTTACAGCGATGAAGCTCTTTTCAATATTGGCGAAGAGATGAACAGAGACTTAATACGGAATTATTACGTAGACACATATGCATATGAGGAATTTGAACGTTTGGCTTCAATGACTTCAGAACAACGTTTACAAGTTTTTCAAGGTCAAAGAAGCAGGAACGTTGGTGGAAAAAGAGTTCCTATCAACAATATCTCTGATAGACAGGTTTTAGATTTATCCGCAACATATTTGAAACAATACGAAAGATTAGAGCTTGGTGACAGCAGAATCGTCGGCAAACTAGCAAAAGCCGGAGAAAAATTACGAGGAGGTATCGCTATGGGTGATATAAGCTATCATCCAGGATACTCTGCCATAGAATCATCGTTAGATGAAGCCTACATGCGCAGAATGGCTAATAAAGCTGCTGGCGTAGCCAGCGCAGCTGCAGACGACTCCGCTATGGTTGCCGCACAAATCTCTTCAGCGTTATCATCATCTGGGAACATGCTAGAAGACTCTGCCCAAGCCATCAACAAAGTCACTAGAAAAAAAGCTATCTCAGCGAAAACACTAGAAAAAATCATATCCTCACACAGCCTATCAGCTGGACTAGCAGCCGGAGGAGCAGCTCTACTATACGGACTCAATAAAAAACGAGGAGAAGAACAAGTAGGATAAAATATAGTCATTCGCCGGTAAAAAATTTTTAAGGGGTAGGAGTAACAGTAACGTTGCTCCTACCCCTTTTGTTGTATTTAGAAACAGTAAAGAAAAACTCAGTAGTCGTAACCAGACTCCCAGCCCATTTCTTCGTACAATTCATTGCTGGATACATAGGAATTATACTGATCTAGAACAGCAAACTCTACATTAGCTATACCGCCAAACTGATTAATCCATTGGAAACAGTCCGGACAACGTACACTTAGCCCAATTAGTTCTTCGCTAATAATAAACTCCGAACCACAGTGTGGGCAATCCATATATGAACTCATATTTTATCCTTTGCTTTGTTAGGCATTGAGTGAGTGATGTTTGCCGGCGTCAATAACCGGACATGTAGAAATATAGCCATCCACAGCATTGCTTGCAACACATATGCGAATAATATCCAAAAAATTTCTTGCGGGCGACTTTTACGATCAGAAACAACACTGATTTATATAAGATTATATAAGTTTAATAAGGGATAATATCAGGAAAAATTTATGGGGGGGAGATAATGAGTACATGTTGTGGCTTCAGACTTTTAACGAGGCCACCCCCCCATGGGGTATGTGCTTGCTAGGAACGACAATGAGCGGTCGTCCACTCCCTACAGTGGTGCAGGTATCCCGCATAAAAGGACAGCTCCGATGAACACGTTACCATCGTAAAAGAAATGTGTAGCCATGTTAATGAAAGGATCATCAACATGATAACATGCATCAACGATGTCATCGGCAAGTATGCCGTTGACATGAACGGAAACACCCTTCCCTATCACAAGGAGGTGACCGGACTTTTTGTCGCCCACACGGGCACTGAAGTCTGGATCAAGTCTCCGAGTGGGGACAGCTCGGACGTGCTCATCTTCGGGCATGTACACGGCAACACCGGGTGGTTCGCCCGGGAGTTCGGTGGTCGCATGATCACCGTCAGGAGCCAGCGCAAGTGGGACTACCAGAACCAAATGTGGTACTGGTACAACACAGTCCACGCTGCCTGACAAAGCACCTGGTAGGGCAGGTGCACAAAGAGTTGTTCCCCTGGGATCTTCGGATCCTGGGGGAACTTCTTTTTTGAGGATAGGCATCCAGCCATGTCCACTGCACCAAAGAAAGGAGGTGTGCAATGTTGCAGATTCCGATGTACATCATCGGGATCAGCGTCATCCTCTTTGCACAGGTCACGTTTTTCGTGGATCTGTTCAAGAAGAAGGACTGATCTGAAACTGCCACGACACGGGTGGCCAAGCAGTAGTGACGCTTGGGAACAGAATAATCACTAAAAGAAATTGGTTCCTTCGGGAATCTTTTTCTTTGAGGATAGGCCATTCTCCTCATCTGGCTGCCGGAAGTTAGGCATAAGACCAGCGTCCCTTGTCAGGATGTAAGTGCACCCAGCGTGCCTAAAAGACTACGTAATAATCACGTCCGGTACGTTAAGCCGAGACACTTTCAGATTCAGGAGGAATCAATGGGAGTAAAACTTCCTAGGTGCATCCGTGCGCGTCGGATCGGGCATTGGAGCTATGGCTCCGACACCTTTTTCGACGCGAACGGGAACAAGGCGCCGGTGACCTGGACCTGCAACTGCGGGTCCAGGATCACCCTGGAGGTATACGACTGCCAGACCGGCGAGTACACCGACACCCCCAAGGAACTGCTGCAGGCGTTCCTGGCAGAGCACACGGCTTGTGTGGCCATGTGCTACAACTGCCGAAAGGTGGAGGTGGAGCGCCAGGGATACTGGTGCAACGAGTGCGAGGCCGAGCACTACTGACATCCAGGCTGATGAGCCCAGCCTGAAGAAAAGAGGAGTTCTCTCCTACGCATCCAGCGTAGGGGGAACTTCTTCTTTTGACAATAGACCTGCGAACAGCAAGTAACAGGTCGGATCGGGAATCTTTTTCTTTGAGGATAGGCCATTCTCCTCATCTGGCTGCCGGAAGTTAGGCATAAGACCAGCGTCCCTTGTCAGGATGTAAGTGCACCCAGCGTGCCTAAAAGACTACGTAATAATCA